ATGTCGAACAGGGCGTTGTGGGATATGGCGAACGTGTTCGGCCAGTCGATCGTCTTGAAGTAGTCCGGCAGATCCGGACCGTCCACGTAGATCGCCTTGTCATCGGTGACAAAGGCGCAGCCCAGTGCTTCGAAGCGCGGGTCCATGACGTACTCGGCTGGAGAGATCTTCTTCAGCGTGAAATCGTCGGACCAGTAGGTCTCGAAGTCGAGGAAGATCTTGCGCATCGTTTGCACCTGTCTATGTTTGCCCACATTGGGGCAGAGAGAAAGCTGTGTGACAGCGGCTCGGCAGCCTGCCTCAAGTTAAACCAGAGGGGTGGGGTAGGAGTCACCCGCAACGCGATGCGGGATACAGGACCCCCACCCCTCTGTATTACCTAGCCTTGTCTCTAACCTTGACCCCAATGCCAAGCGACGCGTCGCCGGGGGCGGGGAGGTATGGACTTTCCGTTGTTGGGCTGGCCGCTCGCCCTCACCAAACGCCCCCTAAACTCGTCAAACCGGGTTTAACCCGATTTTCGAAATTTTCGGTTCGTCGAAAACCAACGTAACACTTTATGTTACGAAACAAAGGTGGGTGTTGAGTCAGGTCACCTGACTCAACACCTCTTCCTTACCTGCCGAGGTTATGCGCTACTTCTTCATCGATCAGCACACCGAGGCCGGCATGCAGTTCGCGCAGATAGTTGATAGTCATCGGCTTCTTGGCGTCCGACAGACGCCCCTTCAGCCATTCCAGCAGTTCCTTCGGATCGCGCACGTTGACCCGCACCGTGACGACGTCTTCGGCCGACGGGTTGATCGGCAGGGTCTTGCGTGGGTCTTTGCCTTCCGCCTTCGCCTTCGCTCTCGCATCGACATGAAGTGCTGCCAATGAGATCGCTTCCTCGATCTTCTCGATCGGGCTCTCCGGTGTCACCTTGATCACCTCAGTGCCACCTGTCGCCTTCGCCACCACAGTGGCCATGTCTGAGATGGCCTTGAAATCCTGATTCAGCGTCTTTCGAGTAATTCCAAGGTCGGCAGTGACCTTTTCCGTCACTGTCTGCTTTGGGTTCTCTGTCACTTCAGGTGACAGAGAACCTGTACCCGGCTTAGCTTTACCAGACGGACCTGATTTCTTCGACTCAGCTCGCTTTTCGACTGCAGTTACAACTGTGCCGTCGATTAAACCCAGTTTCTTTACTAGCGTAGCGTAACGCGCTCGCTGGGTCTGCTCCTGAGATACTGTTAGTGTCTTCCGGTGCAGGTTCTCCGAGATTTCCTTCATCTCGGCGTCGTCGTTGGGCATCCAGTCGTGGATGACCGCGGGGATCGACTGCCACATGGTCGCTTCCTGAAAAGCCTCCGGATCTTTGTCCGTGCGCTCCTCGATCAGCGCCTGCGCATGCTCCCAGCCGTCAACGAAGGCTAGATAGCGGTGCAGACCCCACATCAGCTCGTAGTCGTGATGATCCTTCTGCTTCCTGAGACCGATTGGCTGTAGAAGCCCGATCTTGCGGATATCGTCCTGGATCATCTTCACCATCTTAGGGTCGGCGTTGCGGTGCCGTCCCTTCGGCAGATGGATACGGTCCACCCGCACCTTGATGATGTTGGTCGGTGCCCGACGCGCATCCTTGTGGATGGTTGGCACCAGCATGTTGTGGTCGACACCGATCTGGCCGGCGCGAACGTCGATGTTCGTCTTGTTATTCATTGCCTTATCTTTCGTGAAGTTCGCGGAATCGTGCAAAGGGTGCCGGACAACGTGTCCAGCACCCCTCGCACCCCGCTGGGTTACAGGTTAGCCCTGCTTGAGGGCGGCGTAGAGAGCAGGCAGTCGCAGAGAGACACTCTGCTTGCCGGCCTTCTTCGGTGCGGTGTCGGCGTAGGCTTGGAACGCTGCGTCCCAGTGCATGGAGGCCGGATTGACCCCTTCCGCAGCGAGGACACCCGCAGCCTGCCAGATCAGCGGCTGAGCGCCACCGACGGCCTTCTGCGCAGAAGCCAGCGTATAGAGGCTGCTGAGCATCGGCACGCAGTGACCGTTGATGGCGTTGGTGCCCGCCGTGTTGAGCACGTCGTACCAAGTCGTCGCACTCTTCTTCAGCGCGTCATGCCCGGCTGCGTAGCCAGCGATGAAGGCCATCGACTGACCGAAAGCGGCGACCGTCTTCTTGTTCGCCACCTGCCCAGCCGAATTGAACTCGCCTTCGGCAACGCCCGCATTCTTGAGCGCTTCGCCAATGGCCACCGACATCGGACCGTCGATGTTCTTCACACCCAGTTTCGCCTCGCTGATAGGCTTGGCGTAATGGTTGAAGTCGTGCAGCACCTTCATGGCGTGGTCTTCCGAGATGCCATGATGGATGGTGATGGCGAACGGCACGTCGCCGGTTTCCGGCCGCTCCGAGCGCAGGTCGAAGCGCGCTTGAAGCTGCGTCTCGCCATCGATGGCGATGGCTGGCGACGTATACGAGAACTCGATCTCCCGAGCGTTCTCGTCCACCTCACCGAGGTCAGGGATGAACAGCGTGACTGGCGGTGTGTCGCCCATCACGGTGCCGTCCATGAGCCGGCCGATATAGGTCTTGTAGAGACCCGCTCGTGTCACCCGCTGCTTGTCCCACAGCCGCTGCACGATCTGTCTCAGATGCTTGAACGGGATGTCCCGTTCCTCGAACTTCTTCTCGCCCGTCTTCGCCATGAAGAGTGGCGACTTGACCCCGAAATACTCAAGCTCGTTGAGCGTCACGGAGCCAACCGCTTTGTTCTCATCCACAGGGATAGCTGTAAGGGACTTGCCCTTCGCACGTGTAGGATTCATATTAATATCAAGCTTTCTGGCCGCGCAGGCCTTTAGGTTTTTCAGGAAGAGTCGGCAGGGTGTCAGCCCATTTGCCGGCTCTTTTTACATACATGCACGTTACATGATTCGTTACAAGCGCTTTTTTATGCAAGCGCGCGAGTCTACCTCCTTTTGTTATGCATAGGGTTAAAATCGAACCCCCGGAGGCGGTACCAGGCACCTCCGGGGGCAGCGGGTTAAACTAGGTTCAACTCCGCTATGAGCAGGGCTCCTTGGGGAAGGATTTGCGATTCTTGCCCTGCTCAATCTCTCGAGCGATAGCTACGATAGCGGTAGTCGCGATCGTCATCGTCGTTGTCGGTGGCCTGCCTGAAGGCCAGCACGGTGATCACGCCAAGGCCGAAGCCGATGAAACCGGCCACCAGGCCGTCTGGTATGCCACTGTCGGGGTGGTACTGGCGCCGCCTGACCGAGCGCCGGATCGGCTCAGGGTCACGCGGGATGGCGTCTTCGGGATCATCCGGTTCGGTATTCGTGGTGGATACTGTTGGGTCGACCATCGTGTTTCCTCCTTGGTTAACTCACTCCAGGAACTGGTTGAACCACGCCCACAGGGCGGCGTCCTTCTCCACTGTATGCGCACCCCATTTTAAGAGGGTGTCGTAGCCGAAATAGGTCATGCCGCTCGCCGGCGTCTCGACCATGTCCTTGAGCGGCTCGCTGCGCACGCCATAACTCTTGTGCAACACTTTGGCGGTCATCTTGGTCCATTGCGGGTCCGGTTCTCCCGTCGCGGTGTCATGCACCTGATGAACGCCTAGCTCAGCGCTGTAATCGATCAGCAGGTTCCCCTGAGAGAGCGCCACCAGTGCTGGGAACGAGCACGCCGACAGACAGTAACCATCGACGTAGACCGTCGCCTCGTTGTAGTGCACCCACCCAGCAAGACGGACACCTTCGTCGCCGTCGCCGCCCCATGAATCAAGCTCCAGAGCGACGATCTTGTAGCCGTCCTTGATTGCTTTCTTGCGGGCTTTCTTGACCTGCTCCAGATCGCCCGGCACGATTTCCCCGCTCAAGCGGATCGTCACCAGCTTCACGTCGGCGTCTGTCGGCCAGTACGCCCTTTCGGCTGTTACTTCGGCTGTCCATGACGACGTAGCCCACAATGTCCCCAGCAGGGACGTCAGAATTCTGTTCCGCACCGTGATTTTCCTCCATGCGCTTCTCAAGCTCTTTGAGAAGCGGACCCATCATTTTCCCTCTCCACTCGCCGCCGCGTCTCCAGATCATCGCGATGGCGTTTCTCAGATGCTGTTCGGTCAGCGTGTTGATAGGCAGCGCTCTTCCATCCTCAGTCAGCCAGATCGGCTCGCTGACGATGTCTTGAACCGTCCACAAGGTGCGGCAGTCCTCGCAGAAGAACTCCTGCGTCTTGTACCAGTAGATGAGCGGCGCATGCTTGCAGCTCGGGCACGGGCCGCTGAACAGGCAGTTGGGATCAGTGTTCATTGCACCACCTTCTTGGGTCCGGCCCTGCACTGCGCCACGTAGGCGTGCCAGCCATTGTTGGCGATGAAGCCCAGCCGTTGCATGATGCCGTGGATCTGCGCGCCATCTGCCTCGGGGGCTCCATCCTTGTTCTTCGACGCGTTGACGATGACGTGCATCAGCTCCTGCGTCTCTTCGTTGTTGGCGTAGACGAGGCCGACAGCGCCTTGGTAGCCCTCGGCAGAGAACTCGAACTCCGGATGCTCCAGCATCCACTCGACCCCTGCCTCAAGCATGTCCTGACACGTCTTTTCGTAGCCACCGCCAAAGCCGCTGATCTCACCCATCTCTGGCGTGTGGCGGTAGCTCACTTGTCGACCCGCTTGATGGCTTCCATCAGCCGGGCCTTGAGCTTCTGTACTTGAGCGATGTGGTGCTCGTCGCCTTGGGTCAGCCGGCCGTCCTCCAGACCGATGGTGACGGCGTGGATGAGCAGGGAAATCTCGACCAGGTTGAGGGTGATCCTCATGAGAGTGTCGCCCCCAGCCTGAAGCTCTGCCAGCATTCGGCGCACATGACGCCGGGCTCGTCTTTCAATTCGCCCGGGTAATGGGCTCGGAATTCATCCTCCAGGTACCTTCTGGAGAGTGTGCTCCAGAAGGTCCTGCCACACGCACTACACCTGTACTTACGTGACTTAATGTCTTGCTGCACTCAGACGCTCCAGCTCTTCGCGTAGCTTCGCCATCGCTTCGTCCTGAGACTTGATGGCGACGCGAACCTCGTTGAACAGCAGGGCGATAATTCCACCGTCCGCCCTGTGATCGATTGCTTCTGATAGATTGTCCAAGCACCTCGTTGCTGTTTGCATTGCACTCGTCCCTTCATCGTTTCTTATTGTTGGTTACTCCACTACACGTACTTCCGGTGTCGGCACCGCGGATGCCTTGTCGTTGGCTTCCCCAGCATCGGACTCGGGGTCTTCTGCCGTCATTGATTGTGGATTGAAATCCATCACGTTCTTGGCCCTGATCAGCGACCGATAAGTGGCGCCGCTGATCACCTCACCCTTGATGTGTATGTCACTGTCTTCGATGGCTTGATCGCCACAATCGACTCGCACGTCGTGCCTTGAAACAATGTCGGCCCAACTAAGAGTACCGGTTTTGTGTTCGAGTAGCGTTGAGATGTGCTCGAGGTGAGATCCCTCGCGAAACGAAAGCCAATACACGATCCCCCCGTTCACGGTCTTGATCACTGGGTTCGATGTGAAGATCCCGATCGGACCGATGTGAAGATGGTAAACGCCAGCGTTCTGCCGTCCGAGACCGTCGATCAGGAACAGCGGATTGACTGGCCCGCCATTGCACTCGGTCCTGCCGCCCGGCTCCAGCCGGATCACCCTTGGCGAAACCCAGTTACCAGGGGTGGTTTCACCGGGCTCAAGCACGATGTGCGCCCGCCCTTGGCTGTTCAGGTAAGTGGGGACGATGGTGATGTCCTCCACCTGCCCCTTGAGCAGGAACACCGAGTTGTTGCCCATGCCGCAGCGAATGTCACAGTTCTGAAAGACGTTCGCCGAGCAGCTGCCGGACTTCTTGTTCGGTGGGTAGTAGGCACTGGGCAAGCCCCAGTAGTCCTGATTGGCGATCATCACGGTTGCCCGAGCCTTGTTCCACTGAAAATCACCTTGCCCAGTCATCCACAAATGGCAGTTCTCGAAGGTAAGGATCTCTCCGGCGATGTTTGTAATGACTGAATGGCCCCAGTTCTCCGATGTCTGCACGCCGGAGAGCGCAGTTGTGTCGCCGCACTGCCCGCCGCCATCGACATTGTCGGCGCGGCCGCAGAGCAGGAAGCACGATGGCGTGTCCCGCGCATCGCCAGAGAAGATGCCGTCGCGGATGCGCCAGTGGCGGATGCCGCCCATGACCTCATGCACCGGCTTCCCCTTGGTTTTGCAGTAGATGTGCTGGGGATAGCGGTTGGAGTATTGCAGCGTTGACGCGTGGCGCAGTTTGATAGGCGTCTTGATCTCCAAGCCTTCGCGGTTCGGCACGTAGACGGCCAGGTTCCCTTGGTCGAAGGCGTTGTTGATCATCTGGCCCAAGTCGTTGCCAGTGAAGTCGAGGGCGTTGACGCCCTCTGCTTCGTTGGTGTTAGACGACTGCTGCGATGGTTGTTGGTTCTGGGTCATTTTCGTTAGTCCCTTCCGTTCCGAAATACCCGACGCCATCGGTGACGTCCCGGTAGACCTTATAGGCTGCTTCGAAGCGGGTCTTGTCGTCGCGGGAAAGCATTATCTGGTAGTCCAACCTGCCGATGAGGTCCTCGAAGTGGAACTGCTGTGCCCAGTCACCGCTCCACCAGTTGCCGGGGATCTCGATATCACGGGTATTCCCGCCCGCGTGTGCCGCCCACCTCTCCTGTGGCGTGTTGTTCTTGAAGACAATCCGGTAACGCATTTAACCATCCTCCTTTTTCGTAGACGTTACAGCGATCCTGCAGGTAGCTCCCGACGACGCCCAGCAGCAGCTCGGCCATGATCACCATGACGAGGAAGCTGGTGCTGGCGGCTCTCATCTGTACGTGTAATCCCTGAAGTGATGCTCGCTTATGATCCTGCGCATGTGCTTGGGGATACGCCTGAGCAGCGCACGGAACGTGTGGTTGCGGATCAGCTCCCGGTATTGCCACACCCGGTGCGGCAGCCACGTCTGGATATACGGCCCCTCTTTCTTCGGCTTCTTCCTTGGCGGCTCTAGTGGGTCTGGGTATACGGCTGCGTCCATCTCACCTACCTCTGAGGTTGCGCCATGAGCGAATCGACTGCACTTCGTTGTCTGGTGGCACTGCGTTGAGCAGCCGGATCAGGCGCTCGTTGATCTCATCGATCTGCTGCATCAGCATTGTAATGATCAGGTACTCGATGCCCACGACCACCATCAGGCAGATCAGGATGAACCATTCGATGTAGTTCAGTATGGCTGCCATGTGCGTGCTCCTTCAGGAGTCCACGGCATGCGGTCTTCTGCCTTGACGATGTACGCTTTGTAGGTGTCGCTCCACTGAGCGATCGCCTGCCAGCGCATGGTCGGGTAGATGATATGAACGGCAGTCACCGGGTCGCCGTAAACTGTTTTGGGTTGCTGTTCGTGGGTGGGTAGGTCGTCCACTGTTCCCTCACATTAAAATGCTGACGACGATGGCGATGGCAGCGAGCTGCGCGCCAACGCCAACGACTAGGACGATCGCTGTTGCCTTCATGTCATCCAAAGTCGCCCCTCCCCCAATAGAGTGTATCGACGTAGGCCTGCTTCTCTTCCTCGGTCATGTCGCTGCTGCATGGCCCTATAGGCCGTTGCAGTTCGGCCTTGAGCCGAGCGACCTCGTTCAAGAGCAGCCAGAACTCCTCGGGGCAGCATTCCCACAGCGCTGACTGGTACGCCTCCTTCGCTTCGGCTGCCCATTCGCGGAGCTGCTCATCGCTGATAGTCATGACGCCACCTTTATCGCTTTGAACTCTGGATGTTTCTGTTTCATGTGTCGGGCCAATTGGCTGAACGTCCGATGGCAGCACTGGCAGGTGCCAGCGGCTGATCGCTTCTGGAGGTTCGCCAGCTTGGCGGTCTCGGCATTGCGCTGGTTGCGGATGGCGACGATCTCGTCATCCTTCTCGGCAAGCTGCTGCTTCAGCCGGTCGCGCTCGCGGCGCAGCTTATCCTCGGTGTTATCAGTGTATCGAATGCTGTGCCCGTTGGGGCAGTACCAGTCACCGCCGCCGCTTTGCTTGCGCTCGAACAGCTTCTTGGGCGCTGCGTAGAGGATGTAGCAGCTCGGGCAGGTGCTCACTTCCAGTTCGGTCTCGGTCTTCACACTCAACGCTTGTCCTCCTCGGTCAGTCCCTGCTCGTCGTAGATTTTGGCCGTCACGCCATCGCTGACGAACGGCCCGGCGACGCGGACCGTGTCCATCTGAGGGTCAGGACGGCTCTGGACCTTGGCGATCACGCGGAGCTTCTTCTGATACTCCTGCTCGCGCCTCTGCATCTCGCGTTCCAGCCAGTCTACCGAAGCGCCCTTCGGCACCAGTGACGGGCGCCAGTCAGTGTTGGGGACCATGGCGCCGCGCACCGGCTCTCGCTCGTCAGCCAAGCGCTCACGCAGCACCCGGATCTCACGACGCAGCCGGCCCAGCTCTATCTCAGCTGAGCGCAGCTCGGACTCGGAGTCCGCGAGGTTGTCAGCCGCACCACGCAGCTCGGCACGCAGGCGGCTGTTGTCCAGCTCCAGCACGCGCACCAGTTCGTTCATCTCGAAGACGTTCAATGGACCGATCCCTCTATGCCGTGGAAGTCTTCAATGCCGGGTACGCCGTGCGCGATGTCGCCAGACTCGACGGCGCGGTTGACCGCGTCGTTGACGGCGTTGATCAGGCAGACGGCGCACAGATTGTAGTGATGAGAGAGCGCTTGCAGCTGCCCAACCAGTAAATTGCTCGCCAGGTGGAGCTTTTCTATTTCGTGTTCGTCGGGCAGGTGCATGGCGTTCTCCTTCATAAAAAGCCGTTGGACCGGGATGTTAGCAAAGGGGCTTTGTTAAACCCGGTACAACGGTAACCTTAGAGCTTAGCCCGCACGCTCTCGATGTGCTTGTGGATACGGATCGCCAGTCTGGCGAGGATCTCCGCGTCGGAACGCAGGCGCGGCAGCACTCCACGCACCTCCCTCGTCAGTTCCTCGGGGTTGGATGGCTCGGTCTCGACCTCGCCCGCCAGTTCGCTGACTAGCTGGAGTAGCTCGCCCTCGACCTGCAAAAGCCCCTTCACTGCCGTGGCGAGCTGGTCGGAGGCACGCTCGGTGTCCAGCTTGTCCTTCATGGCGTGGTTGCTCCTGAGTTGGCGCACGCGCGAGTTGATAGGCGCGAGCAATCCCTCGTTCGCCATGTCGTCCTTGAGCGCCCGGTCCAGGTCGGACTCGAGCGCTTTGTCTATTGGTTCGGCCATGTGTTCTCTTTCTTGTTACTAATTGTGTTACACGTAATGTGATTTGCCGTGCTTGGCAAGCGGGGGATTTAATCCCCCATCAGTGCCTTCACAGCTTCCCGCCTTGCCTTCTGGCGGTTGCGCTTGGTCGCCGCCTTGGGATCGTTGTAGTTGTTGATGCGATTCATGATGTCCTCAAACAGCTCATCACGGTAGTTCTCAGGCAGCGACGGCCAGCCCAGCTTGAACTGGTTCCTGTAGACATCCCAGCGCCCATAGTAGTCGTTGACCATGTCGGTCACGTCCTTGCGCCTGCCGTAGGTTCCCGTCTGCTGCAAGGTGGAGCCGCTGACGCCGGTCAGGCAGTTGTCGCAATGGTCGATCAACTCCATCAGCATCAGGTACTTGTTGCGCTTGTGCATCTCTTCGACGGTGAATTCGTCGTCCGGCCAGCGCGAGAGCACTCCGATGGTCGGGGCGTAGATGTAGTAGGTCCCTGCCGATTCGACCGGTCCCCAGTCGGCACGGGTAAGCGCCTGGATCAGCTCGATCCACTGCCCACCGGGTGCCTTGACCAAGCGCCGCACCGGGTAGCGCTTGTTGAACAGCGAATGCCCGCGGTAGTAGATGTCGCCGTTCTTGCCCTCGGCATCGCCGTTGCCGGCCATGTTCCACTGGCGCCACTTGTCGAGCGCGTGTACTTCCGAGCCGCTTACGCCAGCCCATTTCGGTAGCTGTCTATGTGCCATGTTCAGTCTCCGTTCGTGTGTTGGGGTTGAAAGAAATTACCAAGAAGCCCGGTAGGTGACACTGCGCCACGTAGAACCGTAGCCACCAGGTGAGTCGTCATAAGGCTTCTCGCCGCGCACCAGCGCAGCAGCAAGGAAGCCCAGCGCCTTGGTGAAGATCTCGACGTCGTTGTCGACCATCTCCTTCATCTGCGCCTCGGTCAGTTCGCCGGGGTCGTAGCCACGGAAGAAGAACCCGTCGGTTGACGGCAGGGCGTTGGTCTTGATCGCATCGATGATCTTGTGGATGTCCGGTGCCGACAGATCGATGTCCTGGCAGTTGTCTTCGCCCTCGGCGAACTCCCTGACGATGTAGCCATGCAGGTCAGCGTGCTTGCGCCAGTAGCCCAGCGTGATGATCACGCCCTCGACGGGATAGCCTTCCTCGTCCTTGAAGCACTTGCTGCCGAAGTAATGCCGGCAGCCGGTCAGATACATATCCAAGCCCATGGTTAGTCTCCTTCTCATTCGTGTGTTGGGGGTTGGTGTCAGTTGCACCGGGTTTAACTCTCTTCGACATCCCACATGTCATAGACGCCAGTGGGGATGGTCCAGTTGTCGCACTGCGGGCACTTGTCGTTGACCTCTGTGCACTCGATCAGCGACCAGCCATCAAGCCCACCCTCATCGCAGTAGCCGCAGCTGTACCAGCACAGCACGCCATCAGGGTCGGAGCCGAGCGCAAGCCGCGCCTCGATGATCGCCTTCTGGCGGGGTGTGCCCTTCGACCAGTGGATCAGTTTGCTCTTGGCTGCTGCGTGGGACGCATCGTCCAGCTCGATCATGGTTGCTACGTCGTCGTATACCTGCTGCTGATAGGCGCTCATCACGCTTCCTCCTTGAGGATCATCGACAGCGGCACCTCGAAGGGCTGGCTTTGACTAATCCAGCTCTCGTCGTGGCTCATCTGATCGAAGTATTTCTCGATCCGGTCATCCCTGTTGCTCGGTAGGACTACGAAATCTGGGTCGCCAGCGATGCCGAAGGCGTCCAACCATTGATCTTGGACATAGGCGTCTACGTAATCCATCGCGTCGTCCTCGCTCAGATGCACGGTCAGGTCGTCGCCGTGCTTGAACCTGATGTGAACGATGTAGACATGCAGGCGGATCGACGCTCCCAGTGCTGCGCACGCAGCATTGCGTTGCTGTTCGCGGGTCAATACTCCACCTCCTCGACTTCCATGCCTTCCTCGGGACCAGCGATGGTCATGACGGGCGAGAGGCTGAGATCGGGCATGTTCGGGCCGTCGAAATCGCCGCCGAAGATCATCACATCACCAGCGTAGGTAAGATCGTCGGACAGTTGCAGTGTCCAATCCTTCATGGTGTCGGCAATCGCCTGTGCCTCGGCCTCACTGTCGGCCTTGATGTAGGCGGTGGCCCACACCTTCACGTCGATGCTGTAGAGATTGCTCATTTCAGGAACCCCACGCGTTCGGCAGCCATCTTCGCTTTCTCGAAATCGCGGAAGCGCTTGGGCCGGTTGCCACTCATGAGGTGTTCGACGCTGCCGCCAAACTCGGGTATCCAGTAGACGCCATAGGTCTTCTCGGTCAGCGCGATGCGCAGCCGGCCACATGACCAGTAGCCGGGGTAGTGTTGCTTCCATTCCAGTCGTGGCGGTTTCATTCTATCTCTCCTTCCAAGTCACTCAGCTCCTGCTCGATGGCAGTCGTGATGTTCATGGCTATCTGGACGGTGGCCCAGCACAGCATGTTGATGTCGCTTATCTGAACGTCAGCTGCGAGCCCGTTGTCCTTGAGGATGCGCTCCATCAGGTCAGGCATCTTGCGCAGCTTGGCGATCAGCAGTTTCGAGTTCGGTGGTCGTCTCATTTCATCCCCTCGGTTGATAGGCTCACACCAGCTCCACCTCGATCAGCTCGCCCCACGGCACCTCGGACCCTTGAGCAATCGAGCACCAGATCACCGGGTAGTCCGGCTCCTGATCGGGGAATGACCCGTAGGTATCGGTGAGGTAGACCATCATGTCAGGGATGATCTCGTTCTCCTCGACCCACTCGAACACCGGACAGAAGTCGGTGCCGCCACCACCCGGCGCGCCACCCAGTTCGTTGATCTCGGCGCGCAGTCCCTCTAGGTCATCGATCTCTTCGAGGTCATCGACGCGCTGAACGTCTGCATCGCACCACACGACGATCAGCCGTTGTGGATTGAGTTCGTCTACGATGCCCGCCATCTCGGAGAAGAAGCGTTGCTGCACGTCAGGGTTCACGCATGACCCGGACGTGTCGTAACCAATCACCACAGTGCCAGCGCCCATGTGCCCCTGCCGGGCGAACACGATGGGATCGTACGGGCTAGGTCTTGAGATGTGCCGCTTGTCAGGCTGCGACCAGTCAAGCATCGGGTCACCACCATGCCGGAGCATGGTTGACTTGAGCTTGTCCTGCCATGACACCTTCGGGTCGAGGATCTCGCCAAGCAGCGCCCGCAGAGCAGCGGGAAGGTTCCCCTTGCCGGATGCTGCCGCGGACTCCGCCGCTGCCACCACGGACTGGCTCTGTGCCCCTGAGTCGGCATCCTTCTGCGCCTTCTCGGCAGGATCAAGGTGATGGTCGAAGCCGCCATGGTCGGGAACACCGCCCCCTGGTTGGGGATTTCCCTGCCCCTGCTGCCCCGGCCTGCCGCGTCCACCACTTCCACCACGTTGTTGATAGATCTTGGCGTAGATCTCGATGCAGCTCTCCATTCCCTCGCGGGAGTAGGCAGGCTCGTACAAGCCCGGACACCCAGCCGGCATGGCACCGATCTTCGACGCAATCAGCATCGCGTTGATGCGGTAGTCCTGCGCTTTGTTCATGGTCTCATGGTCGTAGGGCAGTGGCCCGCATGAGCAGAGCACAGTGCCCGTCTGGCGCCATTTCACGCTCATCACCAGATCGCAGAAGATGTAGTGGCCCACCTCGTGGGCGAGCACGAACGCCATCTCGGGGATCTTCATCGAGTAGCGCTTGATCGCGTTGACGTTGATGAAGATCGAGTGGGCATCGGTCGCGGCGACCGGGAAGCCCATCGAGTCGTCGCAGTACTTGACTTGCATCTCGCTATACAGGATGTGCGCAAAGAAGGGTGCGCGGAACACCAGATACGCCATCGCGTCGCGGACGAACTTCTCATCGGCGGCGTTGGGCTTGATGGTGGGAATCGGAACGCGCTGTGGCTTGCTCGTCATGATGTTGAATGGAGCGTCCATCATAGTCACCTCGTGGTTGAATGGGGTTTAACCGGGCAGCTCCATGCTGCCCGGCTTGCTGATAGGCTGATTGGCGAGGACGATCAGCAGCCTGTCGAAACGAGCGATCCACTTGGCTAGCTCGGTCTGTAGGCTGGCGATCTCCTTTTGCTGCGCATCGACAGTGCTGCGCAGCCGTAGCATCTCGTCGTGCTCGCTTCGTTTCACGAGTTCACCGCAGCGATCACCTGCTGGTTGGCGACGGCCCAGTCGCCGAACTCGCGGGTAGATATGAGCTTCGGCGTCTTCTGTGCTGCGGCACGGTAGAAGGCGACACCGAAGTCGGACGGCAACCGGTTGATGTAGCGGATCACTGCCTTGCAGTTCTCGACGGTGGCGCGGTGCGCCAGATCGAACACAAGGAACATCTGCTGATCTGCCTCGGTCGGCACCCGACACTTGTCGGGGTCGGCGAGGATCTGCGCCAAGCTCGGGAGCTGGTCCTTCAGCTTGGCGAACGCGATGTACTTGTGCGCGCTGCCCTCGCCGATGGTGCCACCAAGGTTCGCCCTCAGAAGATCATCATCGAGATGTATACCCATCACCTCGGCTGCCTTGATCAGGTTGTCTGCCGATGCCAATGACCTAGGCGTGAGCCACGGCCCCTGCTTCTCGGGGATCTTGTTGGAGAACACATCACCCTGGTTCCGCTCGGCAAAGGCGATGCTCATGGGCGTGATGTCGTTGTCGTTCGCCCACACCACCCAGCCATTGAAGTCGGCCACGACTTCCATCTGGTTGAGACGGTTGATGACGAAGTCGAAGTCTTTCGAGACGCCAGACCGGTCGGTCGGGCGGTTCGACAGGAGCAGCACATCGGTGTGCTCGGGGAACTTGTGCTCGCCATTCCTGCGCTGGCGGATGATGCCGGCAAGTGCCCGCTTCACATCGCTCTGCGCCTGCCCATACTCTTCGACCACGAACATGCCACGCTTGAACGTGGATGCCGGTCGGCCGGTGAACTTGCAGCGCATGAAGAACGGGTAGGTGTAGTGCCCGGACTTGATGACGTGCTCGTTGCCCTCGAAGTCGGTGACGATCTCGTCACCCGGCAGGAGGAACCCGATCACGTCGGACAGGTTGGCAGTCGCCGCGTTCAGCTCGAAGTAGCCATAGCCGTGGTCGTCGGCATACTTCTTGTGCATCATCGCGGCATACCACTCGGCAAGCTCGGACTTACCGATACCCGGCGCACCCATGAGCTTGAGCGGCACCTGTGCGGTGAAGCTGAGCAGCATCGAACGCTTTGCGTCCTGAATTGAAATCGCTTGTGTCATGTTAGTCACCTCATCGTGTGTTGGTGGGCTGCACCATGCAGCCCACGTTGAACCCAGTTTAACTTACTGCGTGCGCTCGATGCCGAGTGCGGCGAGGATCTCCTCGGCCCGCTTGGCAGTGTCGTCGCGCAGGTCCTTCGAGTTGCGAAGGTCGTCCGCCTCGATACCCTCGAAGGCACCAAGCGCGTCCTCGATACGCTTCAGGCCGGGATCGTTGGTCAGGTTGAACGAGCCGAACACCTGAGCGATCTCGGTGATGTTGGTAATGATGGTGTCCCTGAAGAACCCATCCTTGCCGACAGAGATACCCTTCGCCTTCTCATCCTCGCGCTTGTTGTAGGCACCCATGCGCTCGATCAGGGTTTCGAGTGGCCTCGCCAGCCGTGCCAGTGCATCGCTCTGCGCCTGCTGATAGGCGCTCTCGATGTTGGCCTCGAAGCGATCCTTCAGGAGCTGCTCCATCGATGCGTCAAGGCCCGATGCCTTGAACTGCGACGAATCAGGAACCTGCTCCATGGTGAACTCGAGACTGAACCCATTCTTCAGTTCGTCCTCGGTCGGCGGCTCGATGGCATAGGTGCCCAGGTTCTGCTCGGCCTGCCGGATCAGGATCGGTGCGTCCGCCGCGATGCGCACGCACAGCCGGTCGAACTCAGCCTTGACCACGCCCCACTCGGCATAGAACTGGTTGATGTTGACGTTGGGCAGGAGCCGACGATCTCCCCACTGCGTGGTGAAGCGCATCAGCACGTCACGTCCCTGTGCCTGAACCGAACGGATCTCCTTCACCCGTGCCTCGGCACCGGCAAGGCGGTTCACGTTGTTGACGCCGGCTCCGATCATAGCGAGGTGCGCCTTGTCCGCCTCGATCGAAGCGCGTTTGTCCTTGCGCATCAGGCCGATAGACGTGGCCTTGACCGTGGCGATGGTGGCGAGTTGCGAGAGCAGCTCGCTCATGCGTGGCTGGCTGGTTGTTGTCATGTCCATGTCATCTCTCTTTCGTGGCTGGTTGCAGGATACACATTGTGTTACGGCCTGCAAGGGTTAAACCTAGTCTAATGCACTGCTTTTCGTGTTGGTCCCTCCATAAATATTGAGCAAAAACAATGGCAGTTAAACAGGTTTAACTAACCAGTTTGTGGTACGGTGGCTGAGCGGGACAGGTAGTGTCTCCCGCCAACCCGAAAGGAAATCCCAAATGGCTAACCAGCCGAGACAGTCGCAGGCACCTGCCCCTCGCGACACCAGCGGTAATGGCAATGGCAACGACGCACCCAAGACGTGGACGCCGCCGCCCAATGACCAAGAGTTCACGTTCACCAGCGTAGCCGAAGCACCCAACTGGATCGACAAGTCATGGGCCTCGTTTGATCGTGGTCCAGCACTCGCGCTCCCTGCCGGTGATCTCTATGGCGAAGGGCCATACGTGACCACGACTGCACGCGCCGGCGATAAAGTTGTCTACACCGCAGCCAAAGGCGCAATGCCCGCCAAGTTCACGGTCGTTCCCGGCGATCCGGCAGGTGAAGGCGAAGGCACGCCGAAGCCGCCTCAGCAGTCGCCTGCCTCGCTCGAGGATCTCTTGAAGCAGGGCTACATGACGCCAGACGATCTCGGCGCGGACGCCAAGGGTCAGGTTGCAGTCAGGTCGCCGCGGTTCAAGGGCTTGATCGAAGGCGAGACCAAGAACGGCGCAGAGGTGCCGCTGCCTGAGCCTCAGTCGATTGGGGACCAGCTCATCATCGAGTGAAGGATGTGAAGGATAACTTGTCCCCTACTTGTTCCCATTGTTTGTCCCTCCCAGCTCATGCGAGCTGGGAGGGAAATCCCTCGCCTGGTCGGATGTTTCGCGTCCAGAGGTGGGTTTAATTAATTTCCAACGGGAAGGTTTGTCCTTTCACGTTAGACCCGGTTCAACCGGGAAGTCGCTGTCCTTGAGCACGCCATCCGGCATGGAGATGGCAAGGTCGACAGCGACCAGCATACGGGTCAGTACGCCGCGCAGCCCCTCCAGTGTGTCACTCTGGGTGAACGGCTCAGTGTAGCCGACGGGTTTACCGTCGTCCTCGCAGAACACCTCGAACACGCCATAAAGCGGCTCCTCTTCGTTGGGGAGCATGTTGACCACGCGATGCGTCCAGTAGCTCATGGCTTGCCTCCCTTGTGGATCAGTTTCGAGAGAGCGAGCTTGACCTCGGGAGGGAACGCAGATGGTCCCTCTTCCTGTTCGAACGATCTCGGCACGATCCAGCCTTTCCAGTCGGACGCATCGATGTCCGGCATGGGGATCTCATACGTCTGGTATGCCGGTGCCGGGATGCCAGCATCTCTGAGCATCCCCTCGACGCGAGCATCGATGAACTGGTTGAACGTGGGCATGTTGATAGGCTCTTCGTTGTCGCGCATCCACTCACGCAGATCGCGGATCTCATCGCTGACAAGGGTGACAGCGTTCAAGTCCCACATGAGCCAGAACTCACAGGTCGGGCACTCAGGTTCAAAGTCGGAGCAGGGCTCGCCGAACAGCTCGGTGATCTCATCCATTGTCGTTCACCATCAGAGCGCTGAACGAGAACACCAGCCCAAGGCCGGCAATGAAGTATGTCTGCCAGTTAGACGCGCCAAGTATGATGACTGGCACGGTCGTCACGACGCCTGTGAAGGCGAGAAAGATCCTTGTCATATCACCATCCCCAGTTCGACTGCTCATGGCAGTAGCTGCGCAGCAGGCTCGAGCCTCCGCCAAAGTTCTTGACGTTGTTCTTCACCAAGCATTCGTTGTAGCTCATGCTCGGCATGGCCGAATAGCCGACGGCAAGGAGTGCGGCAGCGAGGGCCGCGATCAGTCGCTTGTTCATTTCATCACCTTCGTGGTTGTTGGTCTCATCAGTGCAGGCCTGACCTGCATAGCGGGGACGCATGATGCGTCCCCGCTTTCGACCTGTTGAGACACTAGTCTAACTATGGGTGTAGCCGTCAGCCTCGATGGCAAGCCACATGCCAGCCCAGTGAATGACGACAGCGCCATCCATGCCGATGGTGCCCGCGATGCCACGGCGGAACTGCTTGTAGGTGAGCGGCACGACGGTCAGCCTGCCGCTGTCCACCATCTGCTGCTCGAGCGCGGTGATGGGCGGGTAGACAGGTCCGCGGTCGAAGACGCGCTTCAGGGCCAGGCGCTGCTCATGTGTGGTTCTGATCATGTCAGTCACTCTCTTTCGTGGTTGAGGTTGGTTGAACAGGGTTTAACCGAGGACCGTCGCATAGACGGTTTCGTGGATATCGTGGGCTTCAGACTGAGGCCGGCTCATCCCTTCATCAAGAGGTATCGTGTCGGCAAGCATGACACGAACGCGCCATCCATTGTCGATTTCCAGCCTGAGCTGGAGACCTCCATAGCGCGTTTCGGTTGCAATGATCGTGCCAGCGCGGCCGCCAATCTGGGGTGTGTTGCGCTTCACATAGCAGCGATCACCAATCTGGGGAGCACTGGTCAAGTGCGATGTCGTCAGGCTCGCGACGGTTTTGCCATCGATGCGTGGCTTGTTAGCGCGGCGATTACGTTGTGCACGTGTCATGTCAGTCACTCTCTTTCGTGTTGAACTAGGTCTAACAGTAGCCTAGCTGGCCAGTGGATTGATTTCTAAAGAGCCAAACAGGAAATAATGGTAGTTAAACAGGTTTAACGTCCGGTAATGTCAGTTCTGTTTAATGTCCGAAACAGGCGTAAGCACTTGATGCGCAATGATAATCCGGCAAACTGTCCAACTGTCCGGAATTTTCCCCGCACAGAGGACTAGCTTTTTGGGGGTCGCGCTACGTGTCCGCACGCGTCCGCACGTACGCGATCATGTACGTGTCTATAATAATATATGTATGACACTACAGACATATATATACCATGCCGTGTGCAACCTGAGCCTCTCACGTGGGTATCCATCCCCCTACGTAGTAGGGGGATGGAGTTATACCCTGTTCAACCATGGTATTTCGCGAAATGTCATGGCCGCACATGTGCAGGTAGGTATTGTTGCCGGCACTAAGCATTTTAGCGTCCGATACACCTCCTTGCTGCTACCGCTGGTACGCTGCTGATAGGCGCACTCGCGCCTAAGTAGCCGTCGGGTTGTTGTTGATAGGCTCTGCCCCTTGTGGTTGCAGAGCCTAGGGTGGCGCATTCGCGCGCCACCTATGGTTGTGGTTAGCCTTCGGCCTTGATCAACGTGGCCGCCCACGTGAACTCGGTTCCCTCGCATACCTTGTCCATCGTGCATGGCAGGTTCGCTGCCTTGCGGTTCATCAGCGTAGCCAGCAACCCGTAGATCTGGACCAACTCCAACTCATGCGGGCGGGCTTCAACCGCCTTGGTGAGCGCATCGAAGGCGGCCTTAAGATCGTCGCGATCCTTCGGTTCCTTGCGCAACGCCTTGTCCAGCATTTCATCCGTGATCACGGGAAACGCCGCCACGTTGATCGCTTTCGCGCACGCATCGGCGACCATGCGGTTCACCTTGACGTAGGCGTTGTACGTGGATTTCTGCGCCCATTGATCCGCCGGGATGGAATGCTCGCGCATGAACCGAACGCGCTCGTATAGCTCCGCGCCAAGCTCGCATGGTCCTTTGCGGGCGAAAGACTTGAACGTGGAAATTGAGCTTTTCAACTCCTCATCGCTCGCGCCAAGTGGCTTGCCACCCAACTCAGGGTTCCGCGACACCCAGTCGTTGTGCTTGTTCACATGGTGCTTGTACACCAAGCCACCATCATCGATTTTCGCGCCACCATCGCGGACAAGCTCTTGGAACCCAAAGGCGAGCTTGGTCACGGCGGACTGCCCGGCAGCTACTGCCTCGCCGGTTTCCATAGCCAGCGCCCAAAGCGCGGCAACGGCAGGCGATTGGTTATGGCCGCCTACGGCAACCGGGTTCAAGAGTGCATCGGCCTTGCTCTCAGCGGCATCGGCCAGCGCTGCGTTGGTATTCGTCATCGTCGTTACTCTCTTTCGTGTGTTGAACCCGGTTTAACCGGGCGATTGACCGTAGTTATCCACGGTTAACTAGGGGAACCGCGAATAATGGCAAGTAAACCGGGTACACCCACCCACCCGGTACCCGCCCAACGCCCCCACCCCCTCCCCCCTTCTTTTAGGTCTTCGCCTCCTAGCTAGGTTGAAATACTGACGTAACACTTGACGTTACTTTCTCTGTCACCTCAAGTGACAGAGAACGCTCCAAGCACCTTGCCGACCATAATGTAACACATTATATTCCCGCTCAAAGAAGGAGTGTCCCGAATGCCCATTGACAGATCAACCACTTACAAGAGCGAGCTGAGGCCGCTCCCGATGCGAATCTCCCAGCTCCAGTATGAGCGGCTCCAGGCGGCAAGGCAGCGTGACGGCCTGTCTATCCAGGAACACGCGCGGCGCGGTCTGGATCTCTACCTGGCGAAACTGGAGCGCGAGTTTGCCAAGCAGGACGAAGTCCCGGCCAACGCCCCGCCCACCCCCACTCTTGCCAATGCGACCATTGGCGGACTACGGTCGCGGCGTTCCATGTCCAGCCTGCGAATGAAGTGAGGGGTATTCATGCCGCGCAAATCATCGGTTCGTGTGCAGATGGCGGACGAGGAGACCGAGCTGCCGAGCTTCGAGGAGATCCTTGCGCAGACCCCACCACGCCAGCCCGACCCGGACGATCCCGACAATGGCGATGAGAACGGAAACGGCCCCATCGATCCCCGCGAAGACGACGACCCGCCTCCCCCGGAGGAGCCGGACGTGGAGCCTGAGCCGGACATTCCCGACGAAGGCGACCCGGATGAGATCCCTTTTGGGGACGAAAGTGGTTTACCTGCAGACCCCCCTCACATCGCTGCCATCACCGAGATTTTTCCCCCCACCCACAACGAAAAGCACTACGAGGCGAGGATCTCCATTGTCGACGCGTTCCAGTACCAGGGAAACCTCAAGGACGCCCCCGAATGGATCGACCGCAACTGGGCAGCCTATGCCGATAACTACGATCCCGTTCGTGAACTCGAGCCGGGGCCAGCTCTTCGTGTACCGACTTACCGCGGTGATACCGTGCTGTGCCGAAAAGGCGACTACGTGGCTCAGCAGGAAGTCCGCCTGACCAGCAATCTGCCGGGCGAGGTGAAGATCGAGGTATGGGAGCAGCAGCAGTTCGAGAGGCTGTTCATCCCGGTCTGACATGGCTACGATCGATTATGTAGCCCCACCTACAGTCGGCCGGTTCATGGACTCTGAAGCGTTCGCCCGCTTCATCATCGGACCGGTCGGCAGTGGCAAGACCACCGGCGCCATCTTCGAGATCCTCAAACGCGCAGTCCAGCAGGCTCCCGGGCCTGATGGGATACGCCGCACCCGCTTCGCCATCGTCCGGCAGACGCTGCTGCAGCTGAAGATGACGGTGCTGCTGGATATCCTCTCCTGGCTGCGGCCGATCTGCGAGTACAAGGTTTCCGAGCAGCTGCTTAAAATTCGGTTCGGCGATGTGCTCTCCGAGTGGTACCTGATCCCGCTCGAGGACGAGGACGACCAGAAGCGGTTGTTGTCCATGCAGCTCACCGGCGCCTGGATGTCGGAAGCGATCGAGATCGATGTCGGCCTGGTCGACGCGATCGCCGGCCGCTGCGGCAGGTTCCCGACTGCGGCGGCCGGTGGCTGCACCTGGTTCGGGCTGATCGGCGACACCAACGCCCCCATCGAGGGTTCCGACTGGTGGCGGCTGTTCGAGGACGACAAGCCGCCGGACTGGCAGGTGTTCAAGCAGCCGTCCGGTCTCGACCCCATGGCCGAGAACCTGGAATGGCTGCTGCAGACGCCGACCACCATGCAGTTCCCGGTCACCGACCAGCGAAGACGGTCGCAGGGCAGGACGTACTACGAGCGCCTGTCGAGGGGTAAGAACCCCGACTGGATCAAGCGCTACGTGCATGCCGAATATGGGGAGGACCCGACCGGGACAGCCGTGTTCCGTGGTTCGTTCAAGCGATCGTTCCACGTGAAACGAAAGCTCTCGCCAGTGGTTGGGTACCCCATACTCATCGGGCAGGACTTTGGGAGGAGTCCGTGCTCGGTGATCTGCCAACCCGATGCCTTTGGGCGTCTCCTCGTGCTGGAGGAAGTGATCGCCGAAGACATCGGGTTGGAGCTGCACGTCACCAAGGCGCTGAAGCCGGTGCTCTACCAGGACCGCTTTGCCGGGATGAACATGGCTGCAGTAGGCGACCCCTCTGGCGTAGCGAAAGGAAATTTCCTTGAGGAGAACTCATTCGATGTCCTGCTCCGACTCGGCATCCCCGCCTTCCCGGCGTCGACCAACAACATCGACCCGCGTCTTGCCGCAGTGGAAACCCTACTCCTCCAACAGCGCGATGGAGGTCCAGCAATCGTCATCGATGAGGACCGCTGTCCCACTCTTATCCGAGCGCTTAACGGTGCCTATAGATTTGGGAAGACCAAAGCAGGAGTGACCAAGCCGCTGCCGGAAAAACTTCATCCCTGGTCCGACGTCGCAGACGCCCTCCAGTATGTCTGCCTGGCGGTCAACTCCGGGCTCTCGCAGTTCATCGCTAAGCGGATTCGTCCTCGTCCGGCAAGACGCCCGCCCCCACCAGTCTCGGCGAAGGGCTGGACGTAGCCTCGATGGTCAGCGGAGGCATCTCGGCCGACGTCGAGATGTTGATCGTCACGCCCGAGCCACCGCTGCCGAGCACGCTCTTGTCGCCGTCCAGCTCGCCCAGCCGGGCCAGGAAGCGCCCCGCCTCGACGCGCTGCGCCAGCGGGATGTCGTCTCGTCCGAGATCGCGGATATACACCGAGAGCTGCGACTCGAGCCCTGTGGCGGCCTTCATCTTCACCCGTTCGCGGGTGTTCGACGCGGCCTGCCACTCGGCGGAAAGTGTGGCCACCATGTCGATGAACTTGGGGTTTTCCTGTATTCGCAGCCACTCTTCGTTGGTCAGCTGGTGGAGCTGCAGCAACTGTGGAATTTCCAGCACATCCATGGCGATTTCGCGCGCCAGCGTCGCAAGATCGACAGCAAAGATGAGGTTAACGTCAGACTGGTCTGTCATGGCTGATTGGTGTATTCCTGAAAATTCATGGGGGTAGGGGATGCCTGCTGCAGTTCTGCGTATCGTATCGCCTGACGATCTCTCGCAGCAAGAGACGGCGGCCGATGCTCAACGCGTCGCTGCCGAAGATGCACTCAGCCGTGATGCGCAGCTCAACAACTCCCTTCTGGCTTTCATCGACAATGAATTCTCGACATTCGTCCGCCATCGTGACGGTGCCAGCGGCTGGTCCGACCGACTTGTGGCAGCGATGCGGGTCTTCAACGGCCAGTACGACACCACAAAACTTGCCGAGATCAGACGCTTTGGCGGGTCTGACATCTATGCCCGGCTCATCGCGACTAAGTGTCGGGGAGCGACGAGTCTTCTGCGTGACGTCTACCTTAACGCCGAGAAACCCTGGGGCCTGAAGCCGACGCCGAACCCGACGCTGCCCGACGACATCATGGGCGACGTGGCCAACCTGGTGCAGGTCGAAGTCGGCACCATGACCCGGCTCGGCGAGCCGCCCGATGAGAACGCCGTCCGCGATCGTGTTCAGTCGCTCACCCTGTCAGCCAAGCGCGCCGCCATCAAGCGCGCCAGAATCGAAGCTGAGGCTGCCTTCACCAAGGTCGATGACATCCTGGTCGAGGGCGGGTTCTACGAGGCCATGGCCTCGTTCCTGGTCGATCTGCCACTGTTCCCGTTTGCCTGCATCAAGGGACCGATCGTGCGGATCGTGCCGCGTGTCACCTGGACGCAGGGACGGGCGGTGGTCGAGAACAAGCCGAAAATGTTCTGGAACCGCATTTCGCCGTTCGATGTGTGGTGGACCCCGGGCGTCTCCAACGTGGCGGACGCCGCGGTGATCGAGCGCACCCGGGTGACCCGTCAGGACCTGAACCAGCTTCTCAACCTGCCTGGATACAACACAGCAGCGATCCGCGAGGTGCTGCAATGGTATGGCCAGTCTGGTTACGTCGAAGCGAACGCCTCGACATCCGATACTCCTCGAGCGGTCATGGAGTCGCGCGAAGACCCGCGCATGAACCAGTCCGGCATGATGGACATGCTGGAATACCATGGCTACGTGCAGGGCAGGATCTTGCTCGACTATGGATTCACGGCGCAGCAAGTCCCCGAACCGTTGCAGGACTACTTCGTCGACGTGTTCAAGATCGGTCGCTACATCATCAAGGTGCAGCTTTCGCCCTCACTTCGAAAGAGGCCGCCATACTACGTCACGTCCTTCGAGAAGGTGCCGGGGACAGTCGTCGGCAACGCCTTGCCGGATATCCTAAGTGATATCCAGGACGCCACGAATGCGGCACTACGGTCGCTGATCAACAACATGAGCATTGCCAGCGGCCCCCAGGTCGTTGTCAATGACGACCGCATTGCTGAAAACGAGAACGGCGACGAGCTTTATCCGTGGAAGCGGTGGCACGTTCAGACAGATCCGCTTGGCGCCAACAACGGCCAGGCCCCGATCAGCTTCTTCCAACCCAACAGCAACGCCCAGGAACTCCTTGTCGTCTACGAAAAGTTCACTCAGATCGCTGACGAACTCAGCGCTATACCTCGATATATTACTGGTTCTGACCGCATGGGTGGCGCTGGCCGGACTGCTAGTGGTCTTGCAATGCTCATGGGTAATTCCGCAAAAATACTCCAGACAGTGGCAGCCAACATCGACGGCGACGTTATTGAGCCTGCCGTAAACGAACTCTACGACATGATCATGCTGACCGATCAGACCGGCTTGCTCAGGGGCGACGAGTCGATCGAGGTGCTCGGCGTCAACGTCGCCATGCAGCGCGAGACACAGCGCCAGCGCCAGCTGGAATTCCTCCAAATTACCGCGAATCCGATCGATTCGCAGATCATGGGTATCCGTGGCCGCGCCAATGTGCTGAGACCGGTCGCCGACGGTATCGGCCTCGATGGCGAGAACGTCGTTCCTCCGGACGAGGAAATCGCAGCACAGATGGCCGGACCCGGCGGACCGCAGGGTGGGCCGCCTGGGGCTCCTCCAGGAGCACCGGCGGGACCCCCTGGAGGGGGAGGGGCACCACCCACCGCACCGGGCGGTGCCCCCACCGGCCCGCAAGGACCGCAGACCAACGTGGTCGGCAAGACGCCCGGCGCCGGTCCCGGCACCGCAGTGAACCCAACGCAAGGCCCAGGCTAGGAGACCCGCCATGGCACCGACAAAGAAATCCACTTCCAAGCCGGCCGGCAAATTCAAGATCGAGGCCGGGCCGAGCGGCAAGATGCAGAGCTTCAAGGGCGTCGGCGACCAGCAGCCGGGCGTGTCCGCGGTGACTGCCAAGAACGCCGGCAAGAAATGGTCCGGTCCCTCGACGGGCGGCTCCGGCAAGATGCAGAAGTTCACGCCGGTCAAAGCCGTCAAGAAGGCCTGACGACGTGGCCCGCGCTCCGCGTGCCAAAGTTTCCAAGACGTCCGGCCAGGGTATCTCGCGGCTCAGCTACCAGAAGGGCCGGGCGCTCGGAAACAAGAACACGGCGACGCCCGGCGATTTGACGCCGGCCAAGTTCAGTGCTGGCGACATGAAGGGTCCAGGCTCGACCGGCGGCGGGCGCAGCTACGGCAAGGGTGAGGGTGGTGCCGGCGACATCAACATCTCCTACGGCGGCACGATCCGCCCGTCCGACATCGAGGACGTCAAGGCGCTCGGCAAGATGGACATCCCGAAGGGCAAGGCGCTCGGGCCGACCAAGACGAAGCAGCTGAAATGAAGCCCGGCAAGAAGACCCGTCCACTGCCGACGCGCGGCGGGTTGAACGACCTGGCCAAGACCCAACACACGATCAGCGACTACTCGAAAGCCTCGCCGATGGGGTCGACGGAGAAGACCCCGACGGTGATGCAAGCCTTGCGCAATCCGCGTAAGGGGAGGTAATGCCCGATACAGCCAAGCTCGTGCAGATGGCGATGCTGGTACGGGCGCAGGCTCCGGAAGCCTGGGAGGGGTTCGTTTTGGCGTTTCGGGAGTACGCGGCGGCGACCGCTGCAGAGATGGTGCGTTGTCCGCCGGACCAGCTGGCGAAAGCGCAGGGTATGGCGCAGATCGCGCACGAGCTAGCCCAGACGCTGATGAACGCGCCGAGGATACACGAGCGAGCGCGAGAGGCAGGACGTCATGGCCGACAACCCTAACCCGCAGGAAGCCAGCCAGCTTCCCGAACAGCTGCGGCGTCAGATCGCCGAGGCCGACCAGATCCGTGCCGACATCGCGGCACCCACGGAAGAGACTCCGGCTGCTCCGACCGAGACGCCGGCGTCTCCCAGTCCTCAGCCGACTGACCACCCTCAATCGGCTGAGGACGACCAGACCTGGGAGCAGCGGTACAAGTCGCTGCACGGGCGGTTCGAGAACACCCAGCGCTCGAACCAGCAGATGTCCGAGCGCATGACGCAGATGGAGCAGCTCATCGCGTCCATGCAGGCGCGCGGCCATGAGCCGGAACGTCCGGATGCCGCGGTGCCGATAACCAAGCCGAAGCTGGTCACCGACCAGGAGGCGTCGGACTACGGCGAGGAGATGCTGACCGTCGTCGGCAAACGTGCCCGCGAGGAATTCTTTCCTGAGTTCGAGCAACTCGCAGCCCGCCTGAAGCGTATCGAGAGCCGTGTCGACGGGGCCGCGCAGGTCATCGACAACTCGCAGAAGATGAACGTCTACCAGACGCTGCAACAGCAGATCCCCGACTGGAAGACGATCAACAAGTCGGACGAGTTCAAGGCATGGCTCGGCCGGCCCGACGATTTTTCGGGCCGCCGACGCATGGATATGCTGAAAGAGGCGTTCGATAGACACGAGCCAGGACGCGTGCTAGCGTTCTTTCGGGGATTTTTGACTGAGGCTACCGGCACCCCGCCAAACAATTCGAGCCCAGGGAATTCAGCGCCCCCTCTTGCCAACGGCCAAACCGGTCAAGGCAACGGCAGCGGGAAACCCTCCCTCGAAGACTTTGCGGCACCCGGTAGAGCCAGGTCGGCGCCGCAGGAATTGCCGCCCGATAAGCCCATCTACACGTCCGCCTTCATCACGAAGTTCATGGCAGACAAGCGTACGGGCAAATATCGAGGCCGCGAGGCCGACGCAGATGCAATCGAGCGCGACATCTACCAGGCACAGCATGAGGGGCGGATCTCACCGTAATCGCTAAGAGCGAACGAGGACCGCCATGGCATATCCTGTAGCAGGTGCGGGCACGACCCCACCCATCTATCCGACTGGCTCAGCAACACCCAATCCGGCTTACTCCGGTACCTTCATCCCCGTCCTGTGGTCGACCAAGCTTATAGAGAAATTCTATGCATCGACCGTACTGGCGGCGATTTCCAACACCGACTACGAAGGCGAAATCAAGAACAAGGGCGACAAGGTCGAGATCCGGACCAAGCCCACGATCACCATCAAGGATTACAGAGCTGACGGCTTGCTCGAGATCGAGCGCCCGTCCTCGAACATTGTCGAGCTACCCATCGACAAGGGCAAATACTTCAACCTCATCCTCGATGACGTCATGGAGATCCAGTCGGACCTCAACATGATGAACCTGTGGAGCGACGACGCTGCACAGCAGTTCAAGATCGTTGTCGACCGTGAAGTCCTGCTCGGCCTGCTCGGCCAGGCGGACACCAAGAACAAGGGCCTCACCGCGGGCCTGATCTCCAACAACATCAATCTCGGTGTTACCGGCACGCCGATCCAGGTTGTCGCTCGCAACCCTGCTGGCACCGCCGGCAAGGTCGAGATCATTGACATCCTGGTTCGCCTCGGGCAGGCGCTCGATGAGCAGAACATCCCCGAGACTGGACGTTGGGTCGTGCTTCCGGCCTGGATCTCATCGCAGATCAAGATGTCGGAGCTGCGGGACGCGTCGCTCACCGGTGACTCGGTGTCGATTCTGCGCAACGGGCGGCTGGGGATGGTTGATCGTTTCACCATCTACGTCAGCAATCTCCTGCCGTCCGGCGTCCCCGCCGGCCTCGCCGCTGGCGAGTGGGTGATCTACGCAGGTACCCAGCACGGGCTGACGTTTGCGTCGCAGATCAACAAGGTCGAGACACTGCGTTCCGAGATGACGTTCGGCACCCTGCTGCGTGGCCTTCAGGTCTACGGCTACAAGGTGCTCGACGGCAAAGCGCTTGCCCAGGCAATCGTCACTCCGGGTTGAACCGGGTTTAACTGACCGGCAGAATTCTGCCGGTCAGTCCCTGTTTCTTGGAGGCTACGAATGCCAGCAGCACTGGAAACCGTAGGTCAGTACCTCAAGGAGTGCCGCGTTCTCCTGCAAGACGAGAACGTGCCTTATCGGTACGAGGACGCCGAACTCGTGGAGGCGATGAACATCGCCTTGATGGAGGCTCGGCGTCTTCGTGCTGACCTGTTTCTGCCACTGTTCGAAGTGCCGTATTTCACCTCGACCGGCACCATAGACACGACCGCCAAGGTAACGCTCGACCCGATGTACCGGTCGAGCCTGGTCTACTACATCGTCGGCCGCGCGCAATTGCGGGACGATGAAGCCACCACCGATCAGCGCGCCACGGCGATGCTCGGCAAGTTCACCCAGCAACTGTTGTCGATCGCCTCATGAGCTGCCAGCCCTCCGAACGCATTATGCAGACCATCCGGGTCAGTGTTCCGGGGGTCACCGACGATCTGCTGAGACTGCAGATGTTCAACGTCATGGACGAGTTCCTGCGACGGACCAACGCCTGGCAGCACCTCGAGGACATCGAGCTTATCGAAGGCGAGACGAATTACGACATACCGACCCCGGCTGGCTCCGAAGTGGTGCGCTGGCTGGGCGTCAGCCACAAGCAGACTCCGATAACGGCGTCGCCGGCGCAGAGCGGTGTCACCATGTCGTCGCTGGGCACGCTGGTTCCGGACCTGACATTTCCGGACGGCGACGCATCGTATCTGCCTGCGGCCACCGATCTCCACCCCGGCACAGGGGTGTTCACCTACACGGTGTACCGGCCCAACTACATCTCGATCAGCGGCGCGCCGTCGGCCGAGGACGTCAAGTTTCCGCTGGTCGTCGCGCTGGCGCTGACCGTCGGCAAGAGTTGCCTGGAGTGCGAGGACTGCGGGGATTGGGACGTCCCGGAATACATGTGGGACATGTTCTTCCAGGACTGGAACGATGGCACGCTGGGCCGGCTCTACGCCATGCCTGCCAAGCCGTGGTCGAGCCCGACGCACGCCCAGTACCACTTGAAGCGATTCCGCAATCAGATGGCATTCCGGATGCAGGAAGCACGCCGGGGTTACGTCTGGAACATGCCCGCGTGGCGCTTTCCGCGGGGCTGGTGAATGAACAACATCTACAACGTCGCCCGCGTCGACTTGCTGACCGGAAGCTTCAGCTGGCCGGGGATCGATGCGCGCCTGGTCGCCTGGTCCAGCGCCCAGGACTTCGATGAACTTGACGAAACTGTGGCTGACATATCGGCACGCGCCGGCCAGATAGTCGGCTACTCAGACCCGATCACTGTGCAGTCGGTCTCGCCAAACGGCACTGCGCAGACCAACCAGGTGCTGATTCCGATCAGCGCCGTCGGTCCCCCGGTGACGTGGTTCACCATGGTGAAGCACGCCCCGGTGCAGGCGGATGCGCAGCTGGTCCTCTACATCGATGAGGCGGAGGGTTTGCCCTTCGATCATCGCGGCCTCGACATCGTCGTGCAGCCAGACTGGCTGCAGCAACGAGGATGGTGGAGGCCGTGAATGGATTACCGGTGGATCGCTGACGACCCGTATCGATCCTACTTCGGCCATCCGTACCTGCCGGCTGGCTACGATTCGATGTCGATCGGCACGGATGAGGTCAATGCGCCCGGCGAGAACTGGCCGGTGTGGCCGGTCTACTACGACACCTTCATCGGACTCTCCGTGGTTATCATGACCGACTCGATGCAGCAGGTGTTCGACACTGGTTGCCCGGACCTGATCGTGCCCTGCGAGAACTGGACGACCGTTCTTCCGCACGAGGAGCACACGCTGGTCATCCGGCCTGATTGGTATGAGCGGGAGGTAGCGTCGCAGAACAACGTGCTGGTCTTCCCGCGCGAAGTGCGGACACAGGAGGTGAAAAAGGCCGGATGAGCGGGACCCTCAAAACCTACCGCAAGGCCGACGTAGAGCGGCGACGGCTCTACCTCGACTATTCCTGCTGGCTCGAGGAGCTGGAGACGCTCACCGACTTCCAGGCGACGGTGTCGCCCTATGATGCCGACCAGCCGCTGTGGCTCGACGTCGCCTACCCCAATGCTGACCACACCAAGCTGGTGATGTTCGCGTCCGGCGGCATCGCCGGGCGGAGCTACACCGTGTCGATGAAGGTGACGACGACGGCCGGCCAGGTGAAGAAAGACGATATCGGGATCATGGTGACGAAATGACTGTGCCGATGCTGTTTGCCAACAATGCGTCGTCGCGACTCTACGCGGCGATCGACGCCCTGACGACGTCGATCCGCACGCAGGCTGGCGAGGGTGCGAAGTTCCCGCAGCCAGCAGGCGACGGCTCAACCTATTTCATCATCACCGTCGAGGATCGGCGGTCTGGGCAGCTGGAGATCATGCGCTGCACTGGCCGTTCGGGGGATATCCTGAACGTCGTGCGGCACCAGGAAGGGACGACCGCGCAGGCGTTCGAGCTTGGTGCGACGATATCTAACCGGCTTACCGCGGCGACCATGGATTTCCTCGCCCATGCCGGTGCTACCGGTCCGATGGGTCCGCAAGGTCCGCAGGGGGCGACCGGGCCGCAAGGGGAGAAAGGCGACACCGGCGCCACCGGCGCTGCCTCGACAGTGCCCGGACCGCCCGGTGCGACAGGCCCGCAGGGTTCGCAGGGTCCGCAAGGGGCCACCGGCCCGCAGGGGCTGCAGGGAGTGCAGGGGGATCAGGGTGCGACAGGCCCAGCCGGACCGATCGGTCCCCAAGGGGTGAAGGGCGATACCGGGGCGACGGGGTCAACCGGTCCGGCTGGGCCGACAGGACCGTCCGGCGCCCAGGTCATGTCGATCGGCGACAACCCGCCGGCGTCGCCCGTGGCCGGGCAGACCTGGTGGGAATCCGACACCGGCAACATGTTCGTCTACTACAACGACGGAAACTCCAGCCAATGGGTGCCGGCGCATGTCGGCGCAACGCCGGAAGGCGGCGGTACCGGAGGGATTCCGGAAGCACCGACGGATGGCCAGCTCTATTCGCGCAAAGGCTCGGATGCGTCCTGGGTCGTGTCGCCGTCGGGCGGGGGCAGTGGGTCGACGGCGTGGGCCGACATTACCGGCAAGCCAAGCACGTTCCCGCCGACGGTCCCGATCGCGCAGTCCGACATCACTGGCCTGGTCGCCGGACAAGCGGCGCAGGACACGGCGATTTCGGGCAAAGCGGCGTCTGTCCATACGCACGCGCAGAGCGACATCACCGGGCTCGTCGCCGGGCAAGCGGCGCAGGACACAGCGATCTCCGGCAAGGCTGCGGCCGTCCATACGCACGCACAGAGCGATATCACCGGACTGGTCACTGCGCTCTCCAGTAAGGAGCCGTCGATCGCCGGCGGCACCACGGCGCAGTACTGGCGTGGCGACAAGGCATGGGCCACGCTCGACAAGGCAGCGGTGGGCTTAAGCAACGTCGACAACACCGCCGACACCGCCAAGCCGGTGTCGACGGCGCAGGCGACAGCCGATGCGTTGAAGGTGGCCAAGGCCGGCGACACCATGACCGGGCCGCTGGTGATGCCGAACAGCGGCACCGCCGGTGCCACCTCGATCAACTTCGGCTCGGCGACTGTCGGTCTCTATGGCAATGCGTCGGCGATCATGATGTCGGTCGGCGGTACGCAGCGCTTCGCGATCAGCGCAACATCGATCGCCGCAGCGCTGGCTATCTCCCTGCCGGGCGATCCGACATCGGCGCTGCAAGCCGCGCCCAAGCAGTACATCGACGCCAAGATCGTCAACAAGCTCACCGTCGCCAACACTGCGCCGTCGAGCCCCGCCGTCAACGACATCTGGGTGGACACGACATGAAGGTCTGGTCTGGATCAGCGTGGGCGGAAAAGCCGGTCAAGGTCTGGTCCGGTTCCGCTTGGGTTACGAAGCCGACCAAGGTGTGGAACGGCTCGGCGTGGGTCGTTAAGCCCGCCGTCGGCGGCGGCGCCATAGCGCTGGTCGGCGCGGTGCAGCGCGGCACGCAGTCTTATCCAGGCTCGAACAACTACAATTTCACCGTCGACGTTGGCTCTGGCGCGGGGCGTAAGATCGGCGTCCTGGCGGTGGCGTCTCACCAAGGAACGACGGGCATCAGTGCCTGCACCCTCGATCCAGCTGGCGCGAACGTCGCGCTGACCGTCGCCGACACTATGGGCGGCGGTCTGGGTGGCGGCGGCGCAGCGGCGTTCTACGGCAATGTCCCTGACGCGGTCACCGGCTCTAAGACAATCAGGATTGTCGTCAACGAAGACTGGGCCAACATGTGCGCTTTCCAGATGCATATCCTGACGGGCGCGACCTTCCACGGAGGTGACGCCAACTCCGACGCGTCATCTCCCAACAATGCGAATGTCGCCATCGCTTCTATCCCGGCAGGTTCGTTCATCGGCGCTCTCGGCATCACGCTCGACACCACGTCCTACGACAACAACGGTCCGTTCCCGGTTGGCGACACGCCGGTTTATGCGGAGGCGACCGATCAGGGCTTCCAGTATGGCAGCTCCTACGTTCTCAACAGCGTCGGCGGTAGCATTTCCGGGTTGACGCTCCGCAACGGCACAACGGCCTCGAATGTCGCCAATGCCATCGCAGCAATAGCGTGGAAGCCCTGATGTACGATTTTCCCGCAAGCCCCACCGAGAACCAACAGTTCATCCCGCCCGTCGGTGGCCAGACATACGTCTACAAATCGCCACGTTGGCTGGTGAAGGGCATCCCGCCAGTGGGCGGCGGCGGTTCCGGCGGGGGTATCGAGGAAGCGCCAACGGACGGCCAGCAGTACGCCCGCGAAGACGCCAACTGGACGGTGGTCGAGCCCGGTATTTCCGACTGGGCGGATATCACTGGCAAGCCAACGACGTTCCCACCAGAACTGCCGATTGCGCAGACCGGCGTTACCAACCTGGTCAGTGACCTGCTGCTCAAGGCGCCGCTGGTCTCTCCTGCGTTCACCGGCGTCCCTGTGGCGCCGACACCAGCGACGGGCACCAATACCACTCAGATCGCCACGGCTGCCTTCGTCAAGGCGCAGGGCTACCTGACAGGGGCACCGATAGACGGCTTCACCTATGGCCGGCAGAGCGGCAACTGGGTAGCCGTCGTCGACCAGGTTTCCTACACGGCCACCCTCAACGATCTGTGGGCGGCCGACTCGGCCCTCGAAGGTTCGGTTGCTGCGCTCACCGGCCGGGTCACCAGCCTCGAGACGGCGGGCTACATCAGCGACGCGCCGAACAACGGCCAGCAGTACGCCCGGCAGAATGCTGGCTGGGCTGTGGTGAGTGTCGCCGCTCCGGCGTGGACCGACATTACCGGCAAGCCCTCCACGTTCCCGCCCTCCACGCACAGCCACCCGCAGAGCGAGGTGACGAACCTCGTCACTGATCTGGCCGCCAAGGCACCACTGGCATCCCCGGCATTGACTGGTAACCCGACGGCGCCGACGCCGACTGCCGGCGACAACGACACCAGCGTGGCGACGACGGCGTTTGTCGTGGCGGCGATCACCGCGGCGCTCAGCGCTTTCGCCGGCGGAGCGTATGTCAGCGACACTGCGCCGGTCAGCCCGACGAATGGCGCGCTGTGGTGGGATTCATCGACCGGAGGTCTGTACATCTATTACAACGACGGCACGAGTTCGCAGTGGGTGCAGGTGAACGGGGTGTCGGCCTGATGGGCATCAACTTCCCCTCCTCACCGGCGGCAGGTCAGGTCTTCTGGCAGGGCAACACGCCGGCGTGGGTTTTTGGTTCGGGGCGCTGGAAGCGCTACGCGGGCACGGCGGACACCAAGAACCGCCTGGTCAATCCGGCGATGCAGATCTCCCAGGAAAACGGCCTGACGGATGTGATCATCGCTGGAGTTCACATAGCCGATAATTGGCGGTCGGCGCTGACGACGGATACCGGGGTTTTCCGTTTCCAGCGCGTTGCTTCGCCCACCCCAGCGGGGGCGCTGCACAGGCTTCGACTGACGGTGACGACCCCAGATTCGAATCCTGGCGGTGCTGACTGGATGGCGCTTTACCAGCCGGTCGAAGGCACCCGGGTGGCAGATCTTGGCTATGGGACGGCCGCTGCCAAACGGGCGGTTGTTCGTTTCGGCTTCAAGGGACCGGCGGGGACTTACGCCTTCGGCATTCGCAACACCGCTGTCGATCGCTCGTTTGTTAGCCCGTTCACTGTCACGGCTGGTCAGGCCAACACCGACCTGCGCTACACCATTTCGATCCCACCCTGCGTCGACGGCACTTGGGCGAATGACACTGAGGCGTGGGGCTTCTTGACTTGGGACCTTGGTGAGGCGGGTGGCACAAGCAACCCCAACACATGGCTATCAGGCAATTGGACCGGCTATAGCGGCATGACCAACGGCATGACGAAGGCTGCTGGCACGGTCTTCGAGCTGTTCGACGTTGGTTTTTATGCCGACCCCTACAATACTGGCCTGGCGCCGCATTTCTACGTGCCGCTCTACGAAGACGATCTGCGCGATTGCCAGCGCTATTGGTACCGAGCCTATGGAATGCGCGGCCACATCAGCACAACGCTGAAGTCCGATCGTCTCTCATCACCACATCCCGTTCCCATGCGGACTACTCCTTATGGGTTTGCCTTGGTTGGGAGCGGCTTGTTGATCTACGACGGGAACGGCACGTACGCCCCGTCGGCGACATATGGATTGCTGGCCGGAACCGACGAGCTTTTTCTCTACTGCTTCATATACATAGGAACCGGGCCCATGAACATCGGTCGGGTTGGCGGACCGCTGGTCAATGCGCAGACTGCCGCTTACCTCGCTGTGAATGCGAGGCTCTAATGGCGATGGATTTCCCCTCCTCGCCCACTGAACGCCAGGTGTTCAACGCCGCGCCTGGGGTGTCCTACGAATACTTCTCAGGGGTGTGGCGTCCGGCGCCGATGAAGACCGCGCTGCCGAAGAACTACGTCGTCAACCCGTCGATGCAGATCAGCCAGGAGATTGGCGATACCATCATCAGCCCCGGCGCGGGCGTCGCCGGTTCCTGCTATCCCGCTGACCAGTGGGTGCTTTACCACGCAGCCATTCCGGGGGCGTCGATCGCGACGCTCGGGCAATCCATCCACGTCAACAACATCAATCGCTGGGTTCAGTTCTATACCAACAACGGTCCGCTCACGGTCAACGCTGGCGACTACGCACAGTGCCGGCAGTATATCGAGGGGCAGCGCTGCGCCGATTTCAAATGGGGCACGGCGGACGCCGTGGACCTTGTGCTCAGGTTCGATTTCCTGGGGGTTAGCGGGCAGGTATACCACGTCGGCGTCTACACGCCGGACTTCTACTACCTCCAGAAATTCAGTGGAGTTGGTTACCAGACCGCTAGTTTCGCCATCCCCGGCTGTACCACGGGGACGTTCAACACTGGCGCGTCGACCTATGGGGTGTTCATCAATTTCAACTGCCTCGCCGGGACGACGTACCAGGACTCGCAATTCAATCTGGGCAAATGGCGCGCATGGCCCCCCAAGTATGGCAGCACGGTCAGCACTTCGTTCATCCAGGGCACTGCCTCGAGCTTCCAGTTTTCCAATGTCGGCCTCTACCTCGACCCCTTCAAAACGGGGGTGGCGCCGCCCTACGAGCACCCGGACATCTTCGAGGAGCTGCGCCGCTGCCAGCGCTACTATGCGAAGCTCTACGGCATGCGCGGCTGGATGCTTGCTTCGAACCAAGTCATTCGGCCCTCGCAGCAGCTGCCAGCGCCGATGCGCATCGCGCCGGCACTCTCGATGGCTGGAGCGCCGCAATGGTATGACGGGACGGCGAGCGCTCTCGCTTCGGCGACTGTCGCCTTCAACGGGTCCAACGAGTTCGTTGCCGAGCTTAACGGCACCGCCGCAGCCGGGCTGACAGGGAATCGTCCGGCGGTCCAGTTCTGGAACAGCGACGCCAATTACTGGGCCGCGAACGCGAGGATGTGATGGCGATCGACTTCCCCGACACCCCGGTCAACAACCAGATAAAAATTATCGGTACGGATTTGACGTATACCTACAACGCCGCGAAAAAAGTGTGGGCAGCGGCAAAATCAGCGGTGTGCGAGCCGCAGAACTACATCCTCAACCCATGTTTTCAGAGCAGCCAGGAGAACGGCGACGCCGTGATGTCGGTCAGCACCTGCGTGCTGGATGCCTGGTGGCTACAAACTTCCACATCGTCTTGCAGCGCCCAAAGAGTCGCGGCGGTCAGCCCGCCCAACGCATCGAAATATGCTTTGCAGATGTCTGTCCTGACGCCGATCGCAAGCGCGGCTGCAGGGGATTATGCGTCCCTCTATCAGTTCATCGAAGGGCAATGGATTCAGAATTTCTTCCAGGGCACAGCGTACGCCAAATATGCGGTTCTCCGGTTCTGGGTGAAAGCGTCCCACGCAGGAACTTATGGCGGCGCGCTGCGGTCGATGGGAACGGCGCGATCGTATCCGTTCGCCTACACGATCTCGTCAGGCCAGGTGAACACTTGGGTAATGGTACAGATCAACATCCCCGGAGATACCGGCGGGACCGCTACCAACTGGCCCAAGGACAACACCTACTGCGCCATTCTCTGGTTCACCTTCTTCGCCGGCACAAACTGGCGGGCTACCCCCAGCACCTGGGCAGTGAGCAACGCCATCGCGCCAACGGGCATCAACGCGGTGCTGCCGTCAGGCGGTGTTTTCCAGATTGCTGACGTTGGCTTTTACCGGGACTCGCTTCTCGCGCAGAACGCTCCGCGCTGGGTGCCACCGGATGACTTGCTCTCCAGGCGGCAGGCGATGCGCTACTGGTACAAGGCCAAGCTGATGAACGGGGCTTCCAACACCTCGACCCTGGCTGGGCGCATGGGCATGCCGCACCCCGTCGCGATGCGCGCCGTCCCGGCGCAGGCAGAAATAGGAACCATGACGGTCTCCGACATGAGTCCGCCTGTCGGCGTTTCAGCGGTCACGGCAGTGGGCAACAGCTTTTGCGGTGAGTCCAATATAACGACCGCCAGCGGCCTGACGGTTGGCAATGCCGCCACGTTCACCAACCCCGGCAGCAGCAGCGCGAATTACATCGCCATGAATGCGAGGTGAGCATGTTCGTTTCCGCAAAATACGCCACTCCCGATCTCACCGATCCAACGGTTGATCCACATGCTGCGATCAAGCCGGTGCTGGCGACCGACGAGAAGGGGACGGTGTGGTCGCTGATGGAAGATTCACAGCTTGGTGACTGGCTGCGCTACAAGGAAGAGGGTGGGACGATAGCCCCGGCAGATCAACCGGCGACGTCCGAGGCGCCATCCGAGGACGACCCTATGCCTGAAACGGAGTTCGACGGCTTCCAACCGAACAAAGATGACGTTTCCACCGTCGTGTGAAGGACACCAGCATGGATGTTTCCGTTACCCCCTACGCACCGTCTCCCGGCTCCGTCGTCGCCGGGAACCTTTACGCCGATCTGCAGTCGCGCACGCTGTGGCTTGGCGTCAACCCGGCGGTCGATGCGAGCGGCGCCGTGCTCATCGCTGACATCCTGGGACTGCAGGACCAGATGGATGACGTCACGGCGGAAGCCCACGCATATACCGACACCCAGATCCTTACCCGTGCGCCGACCGTGCACACCCACCCAGCGGCGCAGATCACCGATTTCACTTCCGCCGTGACTGGCGTCGTCGCGGCCATTCCGGGGTTCAACTGGATTCGCGGAATGATCATGATGTACTCCGGCTCGCTGGCCGAGATCGGCGTCGGCAACCTCGCTGGCTGGGCGCTCTGCGATGGCTCGAACGGCACGCCGGATCTGCGCGACCGCTTCGTCATTGGGGCTGGCAACAAGCCGGTTGGCAACAAGAACACACCAGCCAATTTCCTCACCGACTTGCAGGGCGCTCACGCTCACACCAATGACCCCACGACGCTGACGCTGGCGCAGATTCCGTCGCACAGCCATACGGTGAGCGCCTCGGGGTCGTTCAGCGGCACGACCGGCAGCAACAACACCGATCACAGCCATGCGGCCTACTCCGGTGCGTTCGTCGTGACGGGCTCTGCCGGTGGCGGCTATCAGGGCCGCGCCCATTCGGGCGGCGATGGCGGCCTCCTCTACGCCCCCAGCGTCTCGACTGGCACCATGAGCGCCTACCACCAACACGCCTTTAGCGGGTCGGTCGCCGTCGACGGCACTGCGGCGGCGGCCGGCAGCGGTGGCTCGCACACCCATGCCATGCAGTCGGCCGGTTCGCACCAGCACACCATCCTGGCGACGGCTGTCCGCGAGGCGGTCGCCTACTACGCACTCGCTCTCATTATGAAACTTTAAGGAGGGGGCCATGGGCCGTTCACAGAGACACAAAGTCATCATCCAGAACACCGACAGCGCCGGCAAGGGCTTGTCCGAGAAGCAGCCGGCGCCGCGCTACATCAACCAGTTCGCCAATTCACAGGCGTTCTCGGTACCGACAGGCCCGACCGGCGGACCGCTCAAGGGTTCGTCCATGGCCGGCTTTCCGCCGACGCTGATCCCGCTGCCCGGTGTCATGTCCGAGCGCGACGTAGAGCTTCATGCGGCAGGAGAATTCTCTGACCCAGGGCAGTTCAACCTCTCCGGTAATCCAATCTACACTTCGCTGCCAGAAGCTAGTGCGCCGTTACCACCAAACCCGGAACCCCCCGGCGAGGGGATAACCTTGCTGGCGCTGGCACCCAACAGCCTTGGTGTCGATTACCCGCCGCTGACCATTCACATCTACGGCACCCACTTCACCGAGGACGCGGTGCTCGTCACCGATTTCTGGTCGACGGACACCGAGTTCATTGACGACACTCACCTGGCGTTCCTGCTCGATCCCGAAGGCGCAGAGCCTGGTCCTATCGAGATGCATATCGAGCAGGGCATCTTCGTGACTGAGTCAAAGACCTTCACCTTCCTGGCACCGGGAGAGCCGCCGGCGCGCGGGTCGAGTGGCACCACCAACGACCCAGCCGAGGAGCGGCGCTTCCCGATCGGTCCGTTCGGCGTCGTCAAGATCGACAAGACCGGCGAGTCGCTGAAGATCACGCTGACCAGTACTGGCGTGCAGGCAGGCGATTTTGTCCGCATTGAGGCAACCAGCCGCAGCGAGCTGAACGGCGACTACCGCGTCGACAACACCGAAGGCTCGGTGATCGTGGTGCGCGCACCGGACATCGAACTCTTGCAGGCGATCACCAATCGCGGCCGGGTGACGATCATCGCTGGAGGTGAGTGATGCCAACACGCTCGCAGCGCCACAAGCAGGAGTTCCAGGGCTACCGGTCTCCGGCGATCACGGCGATCAACCCTGACACGGCGTCGATCGCTGCGGCTGGCGCTGTCGGCCGTACGGTAGCAACCATGTCGGTGGCGGGTGGGACACCACCCATCACCTATGCGGTGACTGCTGGCGGTGGGTTGTCTGCTGCCATGAGTGGCAACCTCCTGCAGACGACGGTCAATCCCTGCGGCACAGCCGGCGTGAAGACGGTGAGCATCTCGGCCACCGACCCTTGGGGGCAGACCAAGACTGAGACCATAGCGGTGACGGTGACCTGATGGCTGTGCTGCGCGTCCAGGCTTTCTCAGGTGTGATCCCGGTGGCGGGTGACCGGGCGCTGCCCGATGGCTTCGCCGTCGAGTCGGTCAACACCTGGCTCTACGGCTCTGAGCTGCGCGGCATCCGGCCGCCGGTTGATGTCATCGCCTGCAACGCGACGACGCGCGAGGTGCTCAGGATTCCCAAGCGCACTGTCGGTGGCGACCCGTCGTTCCCCACCGTCGTGCCGCCGCCGTCCTACCTGGGCGACTCGGTGTGGAAGCAGTTCACCGACATCGACACCGACATCCTCCGGGGCCAGCTGATCGAGGATCAGTACGAGCGTTATTACTTCTGCTCGCCGACCACTGGCCCGCGCTTCAACACCTACGCCCGCATGGTCGCGGGCCAAGCGGATTACGTGCTCGGCGTGCCAGGCCCGAACAACACCGTTGACTCGGCTGGCAACAACGCGCTGAAGCCGACCATCGTCTCGATCACCGGCGGTGCTGCGCCCGTCGTGACGCGCGCCTACGTCTACACCTGGGTCAACGAGTTCGGCGAGGAGAGTTCTCCCTCACTGCCGGTGCTCGGCTCGGGCAATGGCAACGCTATCTGGACCATCGGCAACATCACCGTGCCGCCGGCACCAGCGGTGAACCAGCCAGCCTGGCTGAAGAAGTATCTCTACCGCACAGTCACCGGCGAGAGCGGCCAGACCACCTACTACCGGGTCAACGAGGTGCCGCTGGCGACGACTACCTACGCCGACGACACGTCGAAGCAGACCGACGCGGTGATTGTCGGCAACCTGGTGCTAGAGTCGACCACGTGGCAGCCGCCGCCATCCGACCTGCAGGGTTGGATCGCCATGCCGAACGGCTTCCTGATCGGCTTCTCGGGTTCCGATGTTTACTTCAGCGAGTCCTACCACTGGCATGCCTGGCCGGCGGAATACAAACAGGCGACCGAGACGCCGATCGTCGGCTTGGGCATCCTTGGCCAGACCTGCGTGGTGTGCACGCAAGGCTACCCAGCGACGATCACCGGCGTGAAGCCGGCGACCTGCGCCTTCACCAAGTCGACTGCGGATGAACCGTGTCTTTCCCGTGGCTCGATTGTGTCGACACCACAAGGCGTCATCTACGCCTCGCAGAATGGCCTCGTGCAGGTCAGCCCGCAAGGCATTGGCAACGTTACCGAGCAGCTGATCACTCGCCAGGAATGGATCAAGGACTACGCCCCGCAGTATATCCGCGGTGTGCGTTACCAGAACGGCTACCTGGCGCTGCGCATGGTGCCGACGGGACCGCGCTCCGGCTTCTTCCTCGACCCGACGTCGCTCAAGGTGGCGCTCACCAACATCACCGACTTCGAAAACATCAAGGCGCTCAACACCGACTTCTGGTCGGGCGAGGTGTTCATGATCGATTCGAATGGGACGACCGCCACCATCCGGCGTTGGGACCCGCCGACCAACGACCTGATGCCGGTGCAGTGGCTATCGAAGGAGTTCCAGTTTCCGTTCAAGGAGAACTTCGCCACCTACGCCATCTACTGGGACGAGGACCGCTACTCCAACGCCAACTACGGCCTGTCGATCATGCCGACGACCGAGCATGTGCGCTTCCGGGTACTGGCTAACCGTCAGGTCGTCTATGACCAGCAGGTGCCGGCCAGCGGCATGCCGATCCGCCTGCCGTCGGGGTTTAAGTCCGACATCTGGCAGTTCGAGATCCGCGCCAGGGCACCGGTCTATTCCCTGCACGTCGCCTCAACCGTGAAGGAGCTGAAGGGTGTCTAAGCGCCGCATCTTCGCCACGGTGCCCGAGCCCTACACGGACGTCTATTCGCTGTACGCTTCGGTGATGGCGCTGAAGGAGCTGGTCGAGGGATTGACCGGACAGCGCGGTGGGCTCGAGGACCAGGCGGTGATGCGCGGCGACCTGCCTGACCGCATCACTGTTCCAAAGAACGGGCCATGGAGCCCCAAACTTATTCCCAGCACCGGGGCGTTTGCAGCTTCGGATCAGACCGCAAACTGGGGGTATTTTTCGAAGATCGATAAGCTGGTCAACGTCTGGTTCATGGCTACGTGGACTGGCCTGTCGATCGGTTCAGGCAGCGGCATGGCGCTCCTCAGCGGGCTGCCGTTCCTGCCGTCTTTTGCTGCCAGCGCAAGCTATTGGCCGGGTGCCAATGTTTCCTATGCGGGCGGGTCGACAATCAACCCATCTGGTGGGCTCTTCGCCAGAGGTGATCCGAACATTTATTTTTACTTCCCCGTCTCTCTGAACGGATCATCGAACAACTGGAGTGTGACTCACCTGGCAGCGTCCGGATACCTCTGGGGTTCCGGCACGTACCTGACGGATTCATGATGGACGAGATCATCTTCAACGACCCCGCCGACGGGCATGAGATCGCCCAGCTCGCCGGCACGTCGTTCAACCCCAGGGTCAACATCTCTGTCTGCCGGCACAAGAACGGCAAGCGGATGGGTGGGGTCGTCTACCAGAACTACACGGGCGAATCGATCGCCATGCACTCAGCCGGTTGGGACGATCACTGGATCAACCGGGACATGCTATTCGTCACCTTCGACTATCCGTTCAACCAATTGGGGGTTAAACGGATATTCGGGCAGGTGCCGGAGACCAATGGTCACGCGCAAGAGTTCAACCTGAAAGTGGGGTTCAAGTACGTCACCAGAATCGAAGGGGTTTTTCCCCACAACGTGGCCTGCATGGTCATGTGTCTGGAACGTGAAGACTGCCGCTTCCTGAAGCTTAAACCGCGTCGACTTGTTTCGAACCTGAACTGAGGGGGACCCAGTCATGGGTGGGAAAGACAGCGCACCGGCAGCACCCGACTATTCTGAGCTAGCTGCGGCTTCCAAGGAATCGGCTGCCTATTCCTACGAGCTGGCCAAGCGACAGCAGGACTGGGCGGAGAAGACCTACAACGAAAACAAAGACGTCTCCGACATCGTCATCGGCAAGGCGCTCGATGCGCTCGACAAGCAGACTGCCTGGGCCGACCAGGACCGCGAGCGCTACGAGAACATCTACCAGCCGCTCGAGGAGCAATATGCAGCGAAGGCGCAGGACTACTCCACTGCCGAGCGCCAGGAGATGGAAGCCGGCAAAGCCGAAGCAGATGTTGCTGCGCAGTTCGAGCAGGCCAGACGCACTGCGCAGGAGCGCCTCGAAGGCTACGGTGTTGACCCTTCCCAGACACGTCAAGGCGCGCTGGATCTCGGGACTCGGGTTGCGGAAGCTGCGGCCCAAGCGTCGGCGGGGAACCAGGCCCGATTCCGTACTGAGCAGTATGGCGATCAGCTCATGGCTAATGCCATCAACACGGGCAAGGGTTATCCAGCGCAGGTCATGGCGGCCCAGTCGGGCGCAGGCAACTCGGGTAATCAGGCTGCCAACACCGGCCTGGCGCAGACAGCTTCGGGCTCCAACACCATGGGCACTGGTCAGAGCTGGCAGGGAATGGGCAACAACGCCGTCGCCGGCTGGGGCAACGTCCTGAACATGGGCTTCAACAACCAGCTGGATAGCTGGTCCGCCAACCAGGAAGCGTCGTCCGGGTGGGGCGACATCCTGGGCAAGGTGGCAGGCTTCGGGATGAGCGCCATGATGGCCGAAGAGGGCGGCGCCATCCCCGAGTTCGCCGCCGGTGGCATGCCTGTCCCCGAAGAGGCTAGCCCCAGCGGTGGGGCCATCCCCGATGATGTGCCCGCAGAGATCGAGGGTGGCCCGCCAGCCCGGCTCACCGCCGGTGAATTCGTCGTGCCCAAGGACGTCGTCGGCTGGCTCGGCGAGAAGGGCATGCAGCAGATCGTGCTCAAGGCACGCAAAGAAATGACCGGCGGCAATGGGGAGCGGCCGGCGCAGCCGGAAATGAAAGGTCCAGAGGGCGGACCACCCATGCCGGTTGAGAGCGTCGGGGCAATCCCGACACCAAGGGGGATGTCATGAGCTTTGGCGGCGAACTGAAAGGATTCTCGAAGGGCTTCAGCTCGGGCATCGATGACTATTCCGCGATCCAGAAGATGCGCAAGGAGCGCATGTGGCGCGAAGACGAAGTGAAGGGGGGCGACGAGTTCCCGCCTGCTCCGGTGCCGCAGACGTCGCAGCCCGATGGCGGCAAGTCGGGTGGCAAGTCGGGTGCTAAGCTCGACGCCGCGTCCGACGTGCGCTGGGGGCAGGCATCGCCGGAACAGCGCGCGCTGCTCAACACCATCGCCGGCACCGAGAGCCCCGGCTACAACGTTGTCTATGGCGGCGACACGTTCGAGGGCTACGGCGCTCACCCCGGTCGTGACGTCGTCATCACCAGTGGGCCTAACAAGGGCCAGACAAGCTCCGCCGCCGGCCGCTACCAGTTCCTTGGCTCGACGTGGAACAACATCGCCAAGGCGTACCACCTGGATGACTTCTCTCCGGAGAACCAGGACAAGGGCGCCTGGTACCTGGCGACCGAGGCGTATGGCCGCGAGACGGGCCGCGACCTCAACACCGACATCAAGTCAAAAGACCCGGCTACCCTCGCTGGCATCGGCAAGGCGCTGTCCGGCACCTGGACCAGCCTGCCGTCCGGCATCGAGCAGGGGCAGAACTCTGACAAGTTCGTCAGCTCGTTCACCAATTTCCTGGGCAAGGCATCAGGCTCGCAGAGCGCTGAAGCCGACACCACCGGCGGCGCCGCCGGCGGCACTGCTGCATCCTCTGGCGGAGGCGGCGGTGCGCTGCCCGAGGAAGACGATACCGATTCCGACGACACCGAGGACGGCGGCGAGGAAGAGTCCGCCGGGCTGGAGCGCAGGTCCCGGGATCTGCAGCTGGAGACCAACCCGGTCGTCGCCACCAACTTCGAGGCACCGCAGGTCGCGACGCAGTTCGATCTCGACGTCGGTGGCCTGTCGCCGCCGCGCGATCAAGAAGCACGGCCGCAGATGTGGGCTGCCCGTGGCGGCGTCATCCCCGAGCCGGCACAGGCGTTCGCCGACGGCGGCGGAGTCAATCCGTCCGGCGACCCGGACAAGTACAACGCCACCCGTGCCTACACGCAGGCGATTCCCCAAGCGGCAGCCAGCACCTTCACACCGCGCCGCATCGGCCAGGTGGCAGCCAAGTCAACGACACCGGCTGCGACGACTTCCACCCTCTCGTCATCGCAGCTGCTCGCCAACAAGCGCGCCGAGCGCGCCGCCGCCGAAGCAGCTGCCGCCACGCCTGCAGCAACGGCAGCCGTGGACCCGAACTGGGCGCAGGTGATGAAGAACCAGCAGCAGGCCGCTGCCATGTGGAACGCTGTCCAGGGCAGCGAGTCCATGAACCACGATCGTTCTGGCCAGATGATGAACCGCACGCCGCAGAAGCAGTACGGCGCTTACACCCGGGCGATGAATACAGCTGGGAATGAAGCCAAGGCCAACGGCACCGACGTGTGGATGGCCAAGCAGATGGTCGACCCATCTAAGTATGGCGGCAACTACATGACGCACCATAACAAGGGCGGGGTGATCCCCGAGCCTGGCCAGGCGTTCGCACGTGGCGGCAAGGTGCGCGACCTCAAAGAGCGCACCCGCATGGACTCTGCGTGGGATCAGATGGAGGACGTCGAGAGCGGAGACAGCGAAGAAGGCGAGGAGATTACCCCCGAAGAAATGATGAAGCTGCGCACCCGCATGCCGGGGCAGCTCTACCGCGAGAACTTCGCCCGTGGCGGCTCGGTCGACCCGAACCGCTCCCGTGCCAGGCAGGGGGGCGCAGTCTACGAGGCCAGTCGTGACCACGAATACTGGCAGCAGCGCTCGCCACGCCCCCAGAGCCAGCACGCCGAGTCGGCGGGCTATGCTCCGACATCGGTGGCTGGCGCTCGTGGGCCTAAGCGCCAGTCACCAGATACCCGCCAAGGAGGGGAGCCGGAAAGGGCTGCTCCCGGCAAGAAAGGTGGCGCTGAGAAAAAGGAAAGCAAGCCCGCCAAGAGCAGTGAGAAAAAGCCTGATTCGAAGCAGCCCGAGAAGAAGACGGCCGAGGGTGAGCCGCGCATCCAGGAGGATCGCGAGACCCGGTTCCGCCGGCCCCGGGCTGGCCTCGATCAGAACCCTTACGACACCGGGCGTGGCACGGGCACTCCACCGCTGGAGGAGACGGCTATTCCCCTGCCCCCCGGCGATTTGGGGGGCGTGCCGCCTGACCTGGTGAGACCGGACCCCGGCACACGCGCTGCTGTACCTGGCTCGGAGGGCGCTGCTGAAGTCATCGAGACAATCAAAAAAGATCCGCGGATTCAGCCGAAGGCGACCAGTGGCAACACCGGACTGATGGAGCTGCTCGAACCACTGGCGGCTGACCCGGCAACCGGCAAGCCGAAGTTCCTAACTCCTGGCCCGCCCGCCGAGCCAGTCATCGAGGAAGACCGCGACAGCCGGCAAGGTCCGGTCATGGAGCGGCCGTACCTGGCCCCCATCGACAACACCCTGCCACCTGGATCTTTCCCTGCGCCGACGCCGGAGCGCTTCGGACCGCCGGCTGACGCGGCGACGCCAGCGCCAGCCTACCTGCATGGCGATCCGGTCTACGCGCCCGGCGTCTCACCGCCCCCGGAGCCCGAGCCGGGCGCCTGGATCGGCGGCCAGTTCGTGCCATTGAGTTCACTGCAGGGCAACGGCTATGCCCGTGGCGGCGTCATCGCCGACCCCGACGACGAAGAGGAACCGATCAGCCCGCGTGCTGAAAGCGCCAACTACACGACTTCGGCGCCAGCTTCGGCAGCGACGAGGGGGCGGCCGGCTCCTTCGGATACTCCCACGGAGGAGTCGGCGCCTGCCCCTGCCGCAGAAGAGCGGCCGGCACGGGCAGACGTGCAGCCTACACCCAAGCTGATGGCCGACGTCGACACCGCCTTGAAGGGTGGCGCCAACTACCTGAAGCGCGTCTTCGGACTGGACGGCGCTGAGGCCGGCGCTGTGCCGACACCCGAGGATGGAGCTGCCCGCCAGCAGGGGATCAAGCGCTTCGCCAGCGGTGAGGGCGCAGCGACGCCGGACGAGATCAAGGAGATCGACGACCAGATCGACCCCCGGCGGGAGCTTTCCGAAGGCGACCGGCAGATGACCCGGATGGCCAAGATCACCCAGTTCTATCTGGAGCGTGGCCAGAAGGACGAGGCGGAAGCGGCCGCTGCGAGTCTCATGCAGTATGGCGCCAGGCGCTTCGGTCAGCTCGGCCAGCTGGCCCAGGCTGCCTACAGCCAGTATGAGCGGACCGGCGACCAGTCGCACCTCGAGAAGGCAACGCAGATCCTCAGCCAGGCCTACGGGATGATCCCCGACGGCGGCTCGATGTCGGTCACCACCGACCCGGAGACGGGCGAGTTCCAGGCGACGCGGCTCAACGCTGACGGCGAAGAGGAAGTCTACAACATCAAGGCCAACGAACTCCCCGGCCTGATCCAGCAGACGATGAGCGGCTCGGCCTACTGGCAGCAGATCATGCGGCTCGGCGACCCCGAGGGTGCCAAGTCACGCGACACCGACCGCCGCGAATTGCTGAAGCAGGACCGCACTGATCAGCGTGCCGAGGAGAAGCGCATCGCTGCCCAGGAAGAATGGAACCGACAGCACGCGATCACCCGCGAAGAAAAGGTCGGCGACACAGAGAAAGCTGCCGAGGCCAAGACGAAGGAATCCGACCGCGTCGCTCAGCGCAACTACGACATGGCGATGAAGAAGTGGAAGGAGCAGCACCCCGACAAGGAGGAAGCGTTCAACAAGATCAAAGGGCCGTTCGCCATAGCGGACAAGATGCGCGAAGAGTTCACCGCGCAGATGGCCGAGGACAGCGACTACGCCGAAACCGAGGAAGGCCAGGCGGCGCGCGCTGCCTACAGCGAGAAAGCCACCGAGCTTTACAACGCTCTCCCCATGCCGGCCCAGGACCGCATGAACTGGATGGTCGAGAACGGCTTCGACCCGGATGGCTGGGACTATGTCGGCGACCAGGAGGAAGGAGCCCCGGCGGAAGCAGAGCCGGCAGTGGCGGCGGAACCCGACCCGAACAACCCGCCCGAACCGGGCGCTGAACTGAAGAAGGACAAGGCCACTGGCAAGCCGCGCTGGGCGATCAAGAAGAACGGCGTCTGGAACTGGATTGACTGATGGAGCGGACCTACACCCCGCTCGATTATGAGCCCGAGGACTATGTCCCCGAGAGTGAACCAGTCATTGCCGAACCCGAAAAAGTTAAACCCAGTTCAACCGACCCGGCCCCGGCGACAGAGCCTCCTCCCGCTGCCGCCGAGCCGGCGCCCGCGGAGCCGGAGACATCCAGGCCCGCAGCTCCGCGGGCACGCAAGTACACGCCGATCGACTATGAACCGGAGCCGGCCGAAGACGGCTGGAGCAAGATCCCCAAAAACCCGATCGGCTCCGGTACCGCCATAGGCCGTGGCCTGATCGGCGGCACCATCGACGTCAAGCGCCAGCTGGGCGACGCCTATGAAGGCTTCAACGTCCTGCGCGGCAGCACCGAGCTGGACCTGTCTGAAGATCCGGTGACCGGCTACGAGCGAAGGGTCCCCTCGCTTGCCAACATCAAGGATGTCGACACCGGCCTGACCTGGCTGGGTGAGACACTCGGCTCTGCGATTCCACAGTTCGCCCCGACCATCGCCACGGCTGCCGTCGGGACTGGCATCGGTGGGCTGACTGCACCGGTGACTGGTCCCGCTGGCGCCTTCGCCGGTCGCGCCGCCGGCGGTCTCGCCGGCTCGATCATCCAGAACTTCGGCGACGTGTGGGGCGGCTTCAAGCAGGACGCGGGGATTCGCAAGCTGCTCGATGACAAGCAGGTCGAGCCGATGTTCCTGGCGCAGAGCGCGCTCGCTGCGTCCGCGCTGATCGGCACGCTGGACGCTGTGTCGCTGGGCAAGATCACCAACAAGCTCGGACTCTCCAAGGAACTCTCCCCGGACGAGCTGGCGCTGGAAATCGCCAAGAAGTGGACGATCGCATCGATCGCCAAGCGCGGCGGCAAGGGTATGGCCTGGGAAGGTATCACCGAGGCGGCGCAATCGATGATCGCCCAGGCTGCCGAGATCGGTATCGGCGGCAACTGGGACATGACCAACCGGGTGGTCCGCCTGTTCGATGAGTTCGCCGGCGGCGCTGTCCAGGGTGGCCCGGCAGCTGCGCTGAGCCCGCCGGCAGACCCAAAGAACAATGACCTCGAGGTGCCGCCCAAGCCGGACGACCAGCCCGGCGAGGCCGCGCCCGTGCTCCCCGAGGGGACACCGGCCCCGGTTGAGGCAGCGCCGGCAGCTGAGCAGGCTACCCCCGGCGGCCTCAGCGCGACGACGCCTGCCCCACCTGCCGGCCTCGACAAGCAGCCGGCCGAGGCTGAACCAGCCCCGGTGCCCGAGGCAGCTACCGATCCAGGCACGCTTGCGAAACCACCCGCACCTGTTCTTCCCGAGCCGGGCTCTCCTGTCACGGTGGTCGGTCAGGGGGAGACGGCGCCTGACGTTGCTGAGGCCCTGCCCACAAGGCCAGCAGCTCAGGCGCCGGCTGAAGACGAAGGCATCACCGAGGGAGCGATCCCGGCCGAGCAGGAAGAAGCCGGCAGCCCGTTCATGCGCCAGATGCTGGCGCGTCATGCGCAGCAACAGGACGCCAGCGTCGCTGCAGCGCTGCAGGAATCGCTTCCCGCTGCTCCAGAGCAAGCCGCTGTCCAGCCGCCGGTGATTCCGCCGGCCCCTCAGCCAGAGGTGTTAGGCACAGCCGGGGCAAGGTGGAGGCAGGATGCACCTGCCGATGCTACACTAGCTGCGCCGTCTCCTGCTGTGAGCGGGGAGGCGGTCACCCCGGAGAACGCCCTACCCGCCGCGGCCTCCGAGGTGTCGCAGGAGCAGGTACCCTCTCCGCCGATCGAACCTGCTCCTGCACCTCAACCCGATGTTTCCCTGGAGCCGACCGATCAGGGCGTCATCCCGGTCGCACCTGCCGAGAAGACACCGACCTATACCCCGGTCGGCTACGATCCGGAACCGTTCACCCCCGAGGATTTCGAAGCAGAGGCGGCAGCGGAGCCCGCTGAGAGCGATGAGGACGTTCCGGCTGTCACTGAGCCGGCAGAGGAAGAACTCGCGCCAGCGGCCGCCTACGTGGCAGGGGAGTACGTCCCGCCGAAGAAGAAACCCGAGACCGTGGTGGTCAAGAAGCGGGGTAAGCCGGCACCGAAGGAGGAGGTTAAACCTAGTTCAACTGAGGGAGCCACCCCCACAAAGACCGGCTCGACGTTAACCAAGGCGCAGCGCGAACTCCATGACGAGGTAACACGAGCGGTTCCTCCCGACCTGGAGACCCACCCGCATGGCAAAGCTGCAATCGAGGAAGCTGTTCGCGAGCATAAGTCCCCTGTCCGCCCACGCGAAGAAGCGCATCGTAAGGCCCAGGTGGAGCAAACTCTGGAGGCGGCCCGAAAGCACGCCAAGCGCCGGCTCGATGAAGAGGTGGCAGCTGTTGGCTCACAAGCTCAACAGGAACTTGATCGTGCAAAGAGTCTGGCCCGCGAGCGTGAGACGAAGGGCAAGCCCCAAGAACGCAAGCGTCGAGGAAAAACCAAAGGCAAGGCGGCGGAGGATGTCGCCATCCAAAGCCCGAAGCGCTGGAATGAATCTGTGGAGGCCGAACGCGCGAAGCCGGCCGAGGAACAGAACCAGGACCTGATCGAATACGGGGCGTTCCGCGACGCCCGCAACAAGCTCGGCGCCCGAGACCCGAAGCGTGCCAGCCTCAACAAGGAGATGGACAAGGCCAAGGAGCGCTACCTCGAAGGGCAGCGCCAGGCGGAGGAAGCCAGGAAGCCAGCCCCGGCACCGGTGCCCGAGACGCCTGCCGAAGCGCCGGCGCTGACCCAGGAAGAGCAGGAAGCGATCCTGCAATCCAAGAACAAAGAGGCCGAGAAGCAACGCGCCCAGCAGGCAGCGGCGCGGCGTGAGAAGACCGGGACACTGCTCGAACCCGCGGTCGATGCCGTCGCCATACCCGACGAGTTCTACCAGCCGGCTGGCGCCAAGGTGGCGTTCCGCAAGAGCGTCCAGATGTTCGACCGCGAGATGCGCGCGGTGATCAAGCAGTTCCGCGACGCTGTCCGGGACGCGCTCAAGGACGCCAAGCTTGACCCGATGGCGGCCAAGCCCGCCGAGTTCCAGTCACCGGAAGAGTGGCTCGGCATCTTCGCCAACCAGATCCTGCACGGTGAACTGAAGGGCGAGTTCGAGGGCATGGAGAACACCATGTTCGCCACGGCGCTGACGCTCTACCGGGCCGGCGACATCGACGGGCTGTGGGAACAGATCTCCGGCACCAAGCGCCTGGCCAGCAAGTCGGGCGACGTGCAGCGCTACCACAAGCGCAAGGCCGGCACGGTGCTCGAGCGCGAGGAGAAGGCCGAGCCCACCGACCAGGCGCTGATCGTCAAGAACAAGTGGTTCAAGGCCGGCCACCGCGTCGAGCCGCTGCAAACCCTGACCGGGGCAGAAGCACTTACGCGTGCCGGCAAGGTGAAGATGGATTCCAGCTTCACCAGCCCGTTCGCCTGGGTGCGCAAGATGCACTCCAAGGCGCTCAGGCAGATGGTCGGCGACACGCCGGTGCACATCATCAGCCGCGAGGACATGGACCGGATCGCCAACAAGCCGAGCGACTCGAACAGTCAGGTCGCCGGGCTGTTCATGCCGTACGGCGCGAGCCGCTCGCCGAGCAAGATTCTGTCCGGCAAGGACCAGCCGGCGATCTTCATCGCCGCAGACAGTGCTGCTGATCCGCACAACTTCGCGCACACCCTGATGCATGAGATGACGCATGCGGCGACCAGCTATGCGCTGCACCACGACATCCGCGGCATGGGGCGGATCATCCGGACCATGCGCACCATGCTGGAGGCGGAGCTGCGGATCAGCGGTGCCTGGGAACATCTAGATCCCGAGCTGCACACCTACGGCTTCACCAACGATGCCGAGTTCGTAGCGGAAGCTTTCTCGAATCCGAACTTCCAGAACATGCTGATGCACTTCGAGGTGTCTCCCGAGCTGGCGGCTACGATCGGCAGTTTCACCGGCGGGAAGCCACGCATGACCTGGTGGCAGGCGTTCACCAAGGCGGTCAGCAATGCGCTGGGCATCCTCGTGCCGCGTGGCGACTCCTACTTCGAGCAGATCCTGAAGCTGCAGCCCGACCTGATGATGACGAGCGCCGAGATCTTCGAAGATCGGCTTGCCAAGAATCCGACGCTTGGGCAGATCTTCTCCAAGCCGTTCGCCAAGACCCAGCTCAACGCCGCCGAGCCACTGATCCTGCAGTCGGTGAATCACTCGTTCGACGCGACGCGTCAGGCCGTCGAGGACAAGTGGTACAGCCTCAACGCGCGCACCATCAAGAACCGCCTAGCCACCACCTACGAGCAGATGCGGCGCTCGGACTATTGGTTTGGCACGGGTGCCGACAACAAGTTCCGTCCGGTGGGGAGGCTTCTCTTGTCGGCCCGCAACATCCGCAACAAGCTCGCCAACCCTGGTCGTTTGCTGGTTCGCAAGCAGCTCGAGCTGAAGATCAAGGACCGCCCGGAATACGACAGGCTGTCGGAAAACATCCACGAGGCGACGCTGCTCGGCATGGACCCGCAGATCTCCCTTGCCGACAACATCACCGCCGGCAACGTCTCCAAGGCCGGCGACCTCGACGCCTACAAGCGCGCCGCCTTCCCGGAGTTGAAGAAAGCCTACGACGCGCTGAAGCCGGCGACCCAGCAGATCTATGCCGACACGGTCAGGCACCACAAGGATCAGGAGAACACGCGGCGCACCGAGCTGACCAAGAACGCCTTGGCCAAGGTTGTCGACTTCTGGAGTCTCACCCTGCCGACATCGCAGAAGCAGGCGGTGGAAGACATCATGGAGGGGCTGCTCGACGCCGACCCGGCGACCATCACCGACCCGGTCAAGCAGGCCCGGGCGACAGCGCTTCGACAGGCGCTCGGCAAGCACGCGGACTCGCTGGGCAACGTCGCCGAGATGCGCTCGGTGAAGGGCGTCTACGTGCCGCTGATGCGCTGGGGCAAGTATGTCATCACCGCCACGCAACAGGTGAAGGCCCCTCCTGGCGGCACCATCGACCCGCAGAACCCGAACCAGATCCTGTTCGATGACAAGGCCGCCTACAAAGCCTACGTCAACGCCAACCAGGACCAGATCGATCGCGTCGGCTCCGAGTGGTGGGACCCGGTGACCGGCAAGCGGACGCAGAAGAAGGCATCCGTCGCACACACCCCTGGCGGCCCGCTCACCTACCCGGTGCAGGTGTTCCGCGTCCACGTCATGAACCGGCTGGTCGAGATGGACGACAGTGAAGGCAAGCTGGCGCGCCGCCGCGAGGATCTGGTGAGCAAAGGCTTCCAGGTCACCCAGGTGGTGATGACCGACAAGGAGATGGCCCGCGGTGGCGACCTGATGCCGTCGCACATCACCAAGATCATGAACGCCATGGACGCGTCGGGCACGTCAACGATCGGCAAGACGGCGTTCCAGCATGCTCTGCAGGATGCCTATGTCCGGACGCTGATGAACAGCCGCGCCCAGCACCGCAGGCTGAAGCGGCAGGGTATCCAGGGCTTCAACCGCGACCTGGTGAACGCCACCAACAATGCCAACCACATCATGTCGGGCCACATCGCCAACCTCCAGCTGCAGCCACAGCTGGATAAAGCTTCGAAAGAGCTGAACGAGTGGGTGAAGCAGGAGGAGAAGAACGACTACGGCGTCGCCTCGAACCGCAAACACATCGAGCGCCAGGCGATGGTCAAGGAACTCTACCAGCGCATCGAGCACATGCAGACGCGCAACGAGGATCACTGGGGCCAGCACGCCTTAAGGAACGTGCTCGACCTGTCGTTCCTCACCCATCTGGCGAGCCCCGCCTACACCATCGTCAACCTGATGCAGACGGTGGTCACCTCCTTGCCAGTGCTGGGGGCTGCCCACGGCATGTTCCGCACCGGTCGCGAGATGGCACGTGCCGCCAAGGACCTGGGCGTCCACAGGACCGTGGTGCGCGGGGTATGGGAGACAGGGCGTGAAGCGGTGCACGCCTTCCACAAGATCCCGATCGAGCAGTACAACCACCACGAGGACGCCAAGAAAAAGATCCTCCGCGCCGAGCCGGCCGCCAAAGGTGGCGTCGATCTCCTCGAGCAGATGGGACTCTCTGCATCGGGCGGCATCGAGGCGCCCGAAGTCAGCGAGATGAACAAGAACTGGGGGTCCGTCCGGCTCACCCGCACGGTGCGGGCGGCGCGCGCCGCCCCGGAATCCGCCGAGGCGGTCAACCGCTACACGACGTTTCTCGCAGCCTGGCGGCTGGCCAGGCAGGACGGCATGTCGATCGCCGAGGCGGACGAGTATGCCGTGTCGATGGTCGAGAAGACGCAAGGCGGATACGCCAGTGAAAACAACCCGTCTTTCCTGTCAGGAAAATGGCTGGCCTTCCCGCTGCAGTTCAAGAAGTACCCGCTGATGTACGGGCAGATGTATTACGGCGCAGTGATGCGCACGCTCGGCCCGAACCCATCCAAGGCCGACCGCTGGGAGGCAGCAAAGCAGACCGCGTATCTCTCGGCCACCACCATGGCGTTCGCCGGCGTCGGCGGCCTGCCCTTCATCGAGTTCGGCCGCGCCTTCGCGCTGGCAGCCCTGGCGATCGGTGGCGATGAAGAGCCATGGAAGTGGGACGACTACGAGAACGCCATGGAGGAATGGTTTGCCGACATGACCAAGTTCGCGCTCGGCAAGCACTCGGCCATGGCCGCCGAGGCGCTGGTCTATGGCGCCACCCGGTTCCTTGGCATCGACACCTCGTCGCGCATGGGCAACTCGTCGTCTGTGCTCTTCGGCGAGCCCAAGAAGAGCGACGAGATGGGGGTCAAGGCATGGCTGTTCGAGCTGACCGGCGGTGCCGGGCTCGACACCATCGGCGACACCATCCAGGCGTTCCAGGGCGACATCTCCAAGCTGCCGATGCCGAAGGCCTTCCAGGACATCTACAAGGCCTACACCAAGAGCCAGGAGGGCACCGTCACCAAGACCGGCCGGCAGGTCGGCAAGGAGTTCACCACTGCCGAAGCGGTCGCTCAAGGGCTGGGCTTCAGGCCGCGCAAGGACGTCCGGTCCTACGAGGCCGGTGGCTCCGGCACGAAGAACCGCGAGGAACAGCGGGCGAGTCGCGATCGCACCAACCTGATGGGCGAGTGGGCGAAGGCCGACTCGTGGCATCGCCCGGCCGTGTGGACCAAGAAGATCATGAAGTGGAACCGCGAGCACCCCGATCAGAAGATCACCCGTGCCTCGCTGCAGAAGTCGCTGAACCGGCGCAAGCAGCAGGCCAAGGAGGACAAGAAGATGCGTGAGGAGCAGGACTGATGAACCGACTGGCAGCCATGCATGATCGTGACATCCGTATCCAGTGGGTCGACTGCGACGACATGACGGTGACGTTCGCCAACGGGGTGACGCTGCCGATCATCGGCTTCCTCGCCCCGGATAAATACACCCTGGTCGATGACGCTGTGGAGGGGGGTTATGCCGAGTTCGGCAACGACGAGTTCGGCTACGGCTACTACCCGGTCAGGCTGATCGGCGACGAGGAATATGAGCAGGAGCTGAAGGAGTTCGAGCATGCCCTCCAAGAGCGATAAGCAGAAGCGCACCATGGCGGCCGCTGCCCACGACAAGGGGTTTGCCAAAAAGCTGGGCATCCCGCAGTCTGTCGCCAAGGACTTCAACCAGGCGGACAAGCGGAAGGGCGGGCACAAGCAGGGCAAGGGACGGCGATGAGCCTGTGGCACAAGCTCTTCGGCGACCCGGATGGCCCGAAGACATTCGAGCAGGATCTCGAGCTGATGATCGCTCGCTGGACCGACCCGAGCCGCAAGAGGGAGCGGACCATGTCAGTCGACCAGATCGGGGAAGCGCTTCTCACCCGTGCCGAGCAGGCTCTCGACCGACCAAGACCCAAGCCCACGAGGAAACCACGATGAAGGAACTCGCTCACGTCAGATACACTAGGAAGGGCGCGCTGATCGAGAAGCTCGCCGGGCAGTTCGCGCACGCCGCCGGCTACTCGCTGACCGAGGACAACGTCAACCAGTGGCGGCTGGCCATGACCTCGCTGATCGACGGCATCCTCGAGCTGGTCGAGGAGCCGCGGAGGGACGACGATGAAACGTAAGATGACGCAGTTCGATTCCGGCAAGATGGAGGCGGGCGGCGCCGGCAGTGGCACCCTGCCGTCGTCCAGCCTGCGCGGCTCGCAGTGGGGCAAGGGGATGCGCCCGACCGAGGAGCCGATGTCCAAGATGGAGCTGCGCGCCAAGCAGCGCCAGGCGCAGCCGAGCGAGGCCAAGCCACGCGAGAGCTGGGACGAGTGGCAGGCCCGCAATAAAGCCAGCCGCAAGAAGGACGACGTCGCTTTCGCGAAGGGAGGGATGGTCCGCAACGACTACGCGAAGAAATGTTGAAGCGCGCCGACGGCGGTGAAGACATCTTCACCAAGCACGAAAACATCAACATGAACTACAACCTGATTGGGAAGGCTAAGATGCCCCACGAATCCGACCATGACCGCATGAACCGCACCGGGCTGTCATCGCTCCGGATCACCGACGATGAGAGCAAGGCGGTGCAGAAGACGCCGAACCGCGTCTCGCTCGACTCCATGGAGAAGAAGATCAAGCACACGGAGTTCCTGCACCCGGGGCTCATGCCGCACATGACGATCTGCTTCATGCTATTGGAGAACGGCTTTGCGCTGATCGGCAAGTCGACGCCGGCCGACCCCGAGAACTTCGATGAGAAGCTCGGCATGAAATTCGCCTACGAGGATGCGCTGCGGCAGATGTGGCCGCTCGAGGCCTACCTACTGCGAGAGAAAATGTTCACGGAATCCGCCGGCGCTTCTGCTGGGGGTTAACAAGGGGAGTACTGAAATGCCGAGATCTTTTAAAGCTCTGATCACTTTGCTCGAGGGACCTGACCAAAGCCTGCCCGGTGATCAGCCGCATCCCAGCCACCCGATCGTCATCCCGCCGGATGCGATCGCGCCGGGTGTACCGACGCACCCGATTTATATTCCGGTCTATCCCGACAACTCACTGCCGGGGAACCAACCCTACCCGGACCAGGGACTGCCCGGTGAACAGCCACACCCCGACCAGGGCCTGCCGGGTGAACAGCCACGTCCCGATCAAGGCCTGCCCGGTGAGCAGCCACGTCCTGACCAAGGCCTGCCCGGTGAGCAGCCACGTCCGGATCAGGGCCTGCCGCCCTTCCCGAGCCACCCGATTGTCATCCCGCCGGATGCGATTGCTCCTGGTGTGCCAACCCATCCGATCGTCATCCCGCCGGACGGCTCGCCCCCCTACATCGACAACTCGTTGCCGGGCGGCCAGGGTGGAGTTCCCACCCATCCGATCGTCCTGCCGCCACTGCCGGAGAATATCGAAGAGAGCGATCAGGCGCTGATCATGGTGAAGACCGGTGAGCAGACGACCTGGTACATCATCGGTGCCGACAATGAGTTGCGGCCGAGTGAAGGCGAGTCGAGTGGCGGCGGCAGGGCCGGCAAGAAGGGTGGCAAGGCGTCCAAGAAGTAACCAGAAGTAGGCGAGCTATGCCGACGTGCGGCATAGCTCGTGAGGCCAGCCATGCATTTCGACCGTGACATCTACTTCAGCAACGTCCGCGAGGAGTTGTTCTTCGGGGCGTTGACGCAGCAGCAGGTCGACGGTCAGGGCATCTTACTGGGGTTGTGGGAGGGCCAGTATACCGGCACTCCCATGACCGACATCCGCTGGCTCGCCTATATCCTGGCGACCGTCTACCACGAGTGCGCCACGACGATGTGGCCGATCACCGAGCAGGGCTCTCAGGAGTACCTGCAAAGCAAGGAATACTGGCCCTACATCGGACGCGGATTCGTGATGCTCACATGGGAGGGCAACTACCGCAACGCTTCGGCGCAGCTCAGCCTGACCGGCGACCGCGATCTGGTGGACCACCCCGAGATGGCGCTGGACAGTTTGATCTCGGCGCGCGTCCTGTTCCGCGGCATGGCCGAAGGCTGGTACACCGGCAGAAAGCTGGGGGAATATTTCAACGACGATCCAGAGGACCCGAAAGACGATCCAGTCAACGCAAGACAGATCGTCAACGGCAACGATGACGACCTGCTCATTGCGGGGTACCACGCGTCGTTCCTGCTGGCGTTAACTCTCAGCATGGAAGACACGGGACTGCCGGCTCAGACGAGTGGGGGTGGGGATACGCTGGAGCCGACCGTTCCTCCCACAATGTCCGAACAACCGACGATCATAAATGTTCAAACACCGCCGGGAGTCGGTGTCGTGATTCATCTCAACGGAGAGGAGTTAACGACATGACAACCGAGCATACCCATGAGCGCCAGTGAAGAAGCAGCGAAGGCCGCCACTAGTGCTATCGATGCCATGCGGACGAACCCGTCCTGCCTGGCAGCACTCATGCTGGCGGCAATGTTTTCAATGCTCAGCTACTACAACAACCAGCGAGACGACGAGCAGAGATCAAGGACTCTCGATATCCTGATGAAGAGCTGTTTCAAACCTGATGGGGGACCGCACTGATGGCCAAGAGAGTTCGCGACTACAAGCACGAGTACGCGATCTACCACGGCAAGCCAGAGAAGATCAAAGAGCGCGCCGAGCGCGTTCAGGCGCGCCGGGATGTCGTCAAGGACAAGGGGGCTGCAGCGGTGGCGGGCAAGGATGTCCACCACAAGAAGGCGATCCGGCACGGCGGTGGCAACGGCAAGGGGAACCTCGCCATCACCTCGACTAAACACCGTGGCTGGAACCGTGGAAGTTAGGCAGCGGTGTCATGTCGTAGCACTCGGAGCGGCCTGACCCGACGGTGGTCAGCCCATCCAGCATTGCCACGCCAGCCCCGATCGCTCCCTTACCCTGGCTGACCAGATAATACTTACCGAGCATCTTGCGCACCTGCTCAGGCTGGTGCCGGCGCTTCCTGAGCCAGTGATTGAACTGCTTGCAGCGCACCCGGATACGTTTGTCCTTCTGCCCGACCTGCATCCACACATCCTGCAGGCGGGAGAGGTCGGTATCGATCAGCTCGACCGGGCTGGGTCTGCCCATGCCGTAGTTGATGCGATCTGTCATGATGAGGTTCTTGCCGCGCAGGTCGTCCATCATGTCCTGAAGGAGCGAGAGCACAGAGTCGGGCGCGGCGAGCGTCGTGTGCTCCTGGCTCTTCAGCGTCGAGCGCTGACGCGACAGCATCTCATCGAGCGAGGTTTCCATCTGCTTCACGTTGAACCCGGTTAAACCCATGTGATTACCCACCTGGGCACCGGCCAGCAGCGTCGACATGGTGATGGCCCAGAAGCGCTCCTTCTGCGAGAACCCATGCCGTTTCATGAGGAGATCGGTCTGCGTGTCGAGGAGCTTCTGGATCGACGCCTTGTTCAAGGAAATGAACTGCGCGTACTGGGCACCGGCGACGCCGTAGTTCTGCGTCACGTCACGCAGGAGCTGCCTCGCCTGCCAGTCGCTGAAGGTCAGGGTGTGCGAGGGGACTTCGATCTCGAACACCCTGAGACCGCCGGCTTCCGTGCCGTCGGTATTGGCATAGACCGTGTCGGCAATGCCGTAGTTGGACGCCACTGCGAACATAGTGGTGAAGGCGTGCGTCGCCTGCTGGGTGGCGTCGCGGTTGAGCCGCGACTTGCCCTTGCCCTGAGTGACTTGGAAGACCAGGTCGATAACCTTCTCCAGCTGGTCGGCTGTCCTCAGTTCGTCCCAGTAGATCGGCAGGTTCTTAAGATCGCCGATCTTCTTCATCACCGAGTTCAGCGTGTCGCCAAGCGCGCTCATGCCGGTGCGCGGGTCACCCCACACGGCCTGTGCAATCATCATCGCTGTCGTTTTACCGACACCGCTGGCCGATGAATATGCGCTGAGCACCACGGAGGATGGCCCGGCGATCTCGACCAGCGGCGCGGCAAACGCTGATGCCACGAGGATCTCCAGCGCCGGGTTGCCATAGACCAGCTTGGCTGCCTCCTGCCATGGTTTCAGTTCACCGTGGGCGACGAAGCGTTTGTCGTGGCTGGGACCGTGGAAGCATGGCTGCGAGCCGGTCGGCAGGTAGGTATGTTCATCGTAGGTGAACCCCTTCCCATCCTTGGTCCAGCCATAGCTGACCGGGGTAACGAGCTTCTTGATCTCCTGCAGTTTCGTCATCCAGGCCACAAGAAAATCCCTCGCGTGTTTGTGGTTCACCGGCTTGATGTAGACGCCACCCCCTGCGGCCATCGCTTGCGCAGCCGGCACAGGCGTCATGTTGTTGGCGATCGGAGCACTCCCCCAATGCTCGATGCCGCTGTGTCTGGTCAGAAAAGCCAGCTGCCCCGTCGTCGGGTCGATGCCGGCATCAAGTATCGGATAACCCAGCACGTCTATGGTCTTGGCCGAGCCGTCCTTTTCCTGGACCACGGTTGTGACATGGTTGTTGATGTCGCGGTAGTAACCGTGCGGCATCAAGGGGTCCTGGCCCTGCGGCGCGGCACCCGGTGCAGCCGCTGGCTGCGGGCGCACCGCGAAGTTGAACGGCGACTTGTGCTGGGCAAACCACGGGCACTGCGCGCACGCTGAGTGCAGCGGCGAGAAGGAGTCGCACTTAGGCCAGCCGATGGCAGGGTTCGCAGCCCGCGCGTTGAGCTTCTCGATCAGCTTCTTCTCGGTGCCGTCATGGGTATAGCGGTGGTCACCCTTGGAGAGCCGGTGCGCCGAGTCGTGTGGATCATCGGTGAACGAAGCAGCGAGGATCGCCAGGTTCCACAGGGGCTCGGGGTCACCGTCGCCCTCGCGCTCGAGGATATCGGCCAGCGCCGGGCAGCCCTGTGCCAGTCCGTCGAGCGGCACCGGTGGTGCTTCGCCCACGCCCTCGGTGAAGTTCTGGGTGAAGCTCGACTGCGTCCGGCTCATGCGCACGCCGGCAGTCGGGCCGACATAGGAGCCCAGTGCACTGACTAACTCTTGGTATTGGTAGACCTTGAAGGAGGAGTCTTCGAGCAGCTTGACGGTGCCGGGCGGCACCGACTTGTGGTTCAGCGTGCCGGGCACGCGAAGGATTCCGGCAGCGTTCACGGTCACCTGCGGATCGAACTTCAGGCCATAGGCAAGCGCTGCGTCGCGCAGGCCCTTAGCCAAGGGTGTCCACGCATTGACCGGCATCGGCTCGTCGGTGTTCCAGTAGACGTGCAGGCCACCCGATCCGGAGAGCACCTCCATGGTGGCTTCCGGCAGGCCTACCTTCTCGCAGAAGTCATCGAGCGCAGCGTAGGCATCCTCGGTCGTGCCGTAGGCGCCCGCCTTGCCGACGTCGATGTCGAGATAGATCGAGCGGAACGAGACGACGTTGGAGATTTGTCTTACGGCACGCGGGTAGCCATCGGCGGAGAACTTATCCAGCGAGGCCATGCGCTGGGTACCGAGCGCCATGTAGACATTGGCACCGGCGCGTCCGGCACGTGATTCAACCAGCTGGATCAGCTTGTCATAATCTTGCGCGGCGTAGTTGGCGAACGCGATCCGGCCTTCCTGTGTGGTGAAGGTCCAGGTGACAGATTTCCACAACTGCTGGTGCTCGGTGTCCCACGGATAATTAAGGTTGAGGAAGATCTCGAGCGCCGGGTTTTGACCTCGTGGCATAGCGGCATCCATGTGACAGAGGGGGCAGCAACTTATGTTAATGGGAGAGGGTCGCGAGGGTAAACCCCCGCGACTATCTCACTGATACACAACACGTTACTGAGGGGTGGGTCTCTTGAACCCCTTCAGGATGTCGTCAAGCTCAGGAACGGCAGCAGTAACAACGGGTTTGACGTCGTCGCTGTCATCCATTCCATTCGCCGGCTTGGCTTCCTGGACCGGTGGTTCCTCCACCTTGGCCGGTTCAATTTTCGGTGCCTCTTCCTTGGCTTCCACCTTGGGTTTGGCACGTGCCTTGCGCTCCCTCGTAGCGGGCTGCGGCGGGGTGGCGATCGGTGCTCCCTTCTCCGGTCCCGTCACGTATTCACGGCGCACCCGGTGGAAGTATGTTCCCTCCGGCAGCTTGATGGTGTCCGGGTCAAGCTCGGGCATCTGCACGGCGGGCTGCGCCCGCTCGACATACTCACCCGTTGCCGTGTCGAACATCTGCCCGTCGGGCAACTCGATCACCGTCGAGGGTACCTCGTGAGGCGCTGCTGCCGAAGCCGGGGAAGTCACTTCCTCAGCTTCCGGCACGATCACCGCTGCTGCCTGCTCGGGCTGAGCCTGCGGTGCCGTATCGGGCACGATGAGCGGCGCCTCCTGCGGAGCGAAGCCGTGCATCTGTCCGGTCTGCGCCGGGGCAGGCGTCGCCGCGTTGTCGAAGTCCGGTGCCGCCAGCATGGCTGCGACCTGATCGCTCTCGGCCAGCCCCTCGACCTCCTTGTATTGCGGGTCGGTCAGTGGCCGCGCGAAGTTGAACAACAGCTTCGGGTAGGCAGCAGTCGGATCAAACGACAGCCGGGTGACACAGGCGTTGGCCATGAAGCCATGCCGCTCCAGCAGCTGGACATGGTTCTTCAGGTTCTTCAGCGACGACTGAGGAATCCTGAGCATGAGCACCATCGGATCGGGATGACCCAGCTGGTGCGGCATCATCACCGCCACCCGACGTGCGTCCTGGCATGCCTTGGCTGCCTTGCCGTCCGGCGTGATGCGCGAACCGAAAGCGTTCATGGGACAATTGGGACAGGTCGGGTTGACCTTGTTGACCACCGACGGGTCTGGCCGGATCGCATCCAGCGACCAGCAGTCCGGCGGGTTCAGGTCGCCCTCGGCGAAGCCCTTGATGTAGTAGGTCTTCGACAAGAGACGGCTGGCGTTGACCAAGATCACATCGAGGAACGACACCGGCGTGTTGGTTGCCGGGTCGAGGACCGCCTGCGACTGGCCGCTCATCCTGAGATGAAAGCGGCTGCCCTTGATCGACAGCAGCGGGAACGCGTCCCGGATGCCGTCGGAGAAGTTACCCGCAAGCGAGGTGCCCGCCGCCAGCTTCTGCTGGGACGAGGCCGGCGCCTGCGCCTGCGTTAGAGATACCAAGTTGCTCATGTCATTTTCCCTTCAGCACGCCCACCTTGTAGAAGGCAGATCGATTGACCCCCGGCGGCAGCGGTTCACCCCGTGCCACCTTGTCGTTGATGACTGTCTTGTTCGGCTTCCAGTCCGCCAGCTCCCACTCTTCCGAGCCGATGACGTGGCGGCGGAACTCGGCCCCATCGGCAGTCGTCACACTGGTGTGCAGGATCTTGTAGACAGTGCCTGCCTTGCTCGCGATCGAGTCGGCACCGATCTTGTTCAGATAGTCGAGCAGCGTAGCCTCAAGCTGCTGCATCGGCTCTTCATATTCGACACGGCAGAATTGTTTGTACTGTTCTTCCGCCGCCTTCTTCAGGTTTCTGAGCGCGATGTACTCAGCCACCAGCTCGGTGGGTTTCTTTTCGGTTATGTCCATTTCAATTCCCCTTCGTGATGCCAGCGAGGATATCCAATATCGAATCCTGCAGGTCGGACTTGGCGTCGAGACGCCGGTAAAGCATTCGCTCGATGGGCGACGCCACCATGCGGATGATCTGCTGCTTGTGGGCCTGACCGACGCGTCTGATGCGTGCGTTGGCCTGCTCGTAGGTCTCCAGCTTGGTGACCGGTCCGAACCAGATGATCGTGTCTGCTGCCGTCAGCGTGAGCCCGTGGCTCATCGTCTCCGGGTGGGCGTTGATCACGTGGTACTTGTTGGTGCCCTGGAACGCCGTGAAGATATCGGTGCGCTCCTTCTGCGGCACGTCGCCGGTGATCTCGGCGTAGTCTATCCCTTCTTTCTTAAGCCGCTCGCTGATCCCCTTGGTTGCCGACTTGAAGGGCGAGAACACCAGCACCTTCCGCTCGTTGGCGTTGATCAGATCGATCAGCGCGTCGAGGCGGTTCTTGTTGTCCAGTTCGATCAGCTTATCCTCGTCGCCGTAGATCCAGCCGAGTGCTGCCTGCAGCATCTTAGAGAACAGCACGCCGCCATTCACCGCGGTCACCGAGCCGTCCCTGAACAGCGCTGCCGCGTGCTCCTTCAGCACCAGCAATGCCTGCGCCTGTCGGGGACCCAGCGCCACCTCGACCTCGCGCTCCACCACGTCCGGCAGCTCGGTGATGTCGTCCAGCTTGTAGCGCACCGCCGGCTGCAGGACCTTGCTCACCGTGTCCTTGGCGTCTGTCTTGGCGACCCACTTGAACTGCGACACGTTGAGCATGGTGTCGGCACGGAACTGCACCCACGAGCGGGGCGCTGTCGCTGGCGTGATGAGATGCGCCAGCCCGTAGGCGTCCGTCGGGTCGGTCGGCGTCGGCGAGCCGGTCATGCCCCACACGTAGCGTCTGGTACGCGCGATCGACTGCGCCACCTTGGAGCGATCGGCCCTGGCATTTCTATACGCCGCAGCTTCATCGAAGCAGATCACGTCGATGTCGGGGCGCTTCATCAGCTCCTTGTGGATCACCTTCAGTCCGTCATGGTTGACGATGTAGATGTCTGCGTCTTCGGCCAGCTTCTTGTGGCGCTTCTCCGCTGTGCCGGTCAGCACCTGCACCTTCCTGAAGGGGAGCGTCATCAGGATCTCCCGCTCCCACGTGAAGTTCAGCGTCGACAGCGGCGCCACCACCAGCATGCGATTGGCCCGCCCGATGCTGCGCAGGTAGTCGTGCGCCCAGATGGCAGCGCGTGTCTTGCCCGTGCCCATGTCGTTCAGCACGTAGCTGCGCTGATGCATGGTCATGTTCGCAGCCGTGAGCACCTGCTTGTCGAACGGCTTCTTGCCGTCGGCTGATGGGAACTCGTAGTGCTCGAGGATCGGCGCTGGCACAGCGGTCAGGCCGAGGTTCCGGAGCATCCGGGTCTCGTCTATGCCGTGCGGTACGTTGATCAGGTCCTCGCCGCGCCACTCGAAGCGTATGCCATGCGGGAACAGCTGCCCGATGGCTTCGCTAAATGGGACGACGAGCGACTTGGTCGGGTGAGATACGATGATCATCTTGAATGCCGTCCCTTAATCCATCAAGCCATTCGCGCAGTTCATCGAGCACTGGGCTGCGCACGTCATCGATGACGAACACTCTGCCCATTGCCAGCTCTATGTCCCGGATGGTCTTCACCTGATTCAGCGTCGGCTTCTTGCCGGGCGCCTTCGTCTCGATGCCGAAGAACCGTCCGCGATAACATGCCAGGCAATCGATCGTGCGTTTCCCGAACCCCGCAGGCACCGGCCAATGAGTGTAGAGGCCGTCATATTCTGCGAGGACTTGCCGGGTTTTGGCTTTGACCAAATTTTCTGGCGTCGTCATTTCAAAGTAATCCATTGTGTTACGTAGTTCAAGAGTTAAACCCGGTCTAACCCTAAATTAATGCGAGCCTTTTCCGTGGTAGGGACAGCTCGTCACCGGGCAGTAGTTCTTGCACAGTCCAGAGGGTTTGGGCGGGTAGGTCGTGGTCCGCCACGCGTCGTCCATCTCCTTGATGGTCGGCCACAGCCGGTTCCAGGTCTCCAGCATCTCGGAGCGGTGGAAGCGCTGCATCGTCTCGGTGTCGTGGCCGAACCACACATAGATCGTCTCGACATATTCGAGCTTGGGGTAGTGCGAGAACAGCAGCTGCGCAGACAGCGCCAGCTGCTCGTACTCGGGATTGATCTTGCCGGTCTTCCAGTCGATCGTCAGCGCGGCACGGTCGGAGACCAGCGCCAGCACGTCGATGACACCGCGGAACCAGGCGTCGTTGTCGAAGAACCCGCAGGCTTCGAAGTCCTTGGTCATCGCCAGCTTGTTCTCAACCTTGACGGTGACGTTCTCGATCTGGGTGACCATGCTGGGCCAGCGCTCGAAGCGCTTCATGGCGGTCGGCAATGGCTTGCCCTTCTCGATGCGATTCGCCATCGCCTTGTGCAACTCGTTGCCCCACTTGAGCTGCTCGGACTCTTCCTCCTTGAAGTCCCGAACAAGGTCGACATGCCAGTGTCGCTTGGGACAGGTGCGGTAGTTCTTCAGTCGTGAGAACGACCAGCTAAATGGCTTCGACATATTCCCCCCTTGTGATGGTGGCGGCTTGGCAGGTTTCACGGCTGAAATGACGAGACTCGTGGAGTCCCTCCCCGGGTGCCGAACCTACCCTTGTCGCGGTCACGAAACCGCACGCCCGTTGCCGCCTCGGCTGCGTTCTTTTGGTGACTACCCGGGGCAAATTATTTGGTAGCACCATAGCTCTCCCCGATCTTGCCCTCCGCTGCAAGCGGCGCGTCCGGCATCCACACCGGAGACTTCGCCATCAGGGTGATGACAAGGTCGCGGACCAGCTCGGCCTGGTGCTCATGAACCACGTAGATCAGCTCGTCGTGCACCTGATGCGCTGGCACCAGCATGCCTTCGGTGATCGTCTTCACCTGCCGGGCCACGTCCATTATGTGAACAAAAGCCAGAGCCTGGATGACGTTCTCAACAAGCTTCGCTCCGTATAGATAGTGCGGTCGGTTGCCCCTGTAATAGACCAGCTTGGTGCGCGGGTTGCCACTGCCGTCGACCACCTCCTCGCGGTGCAGGTCGCGGTAGCGCAGGAGGTTTCCAGACGGCAGGGTGATTGAGTTGTGGTTGATCAGGAGCGGCCCCCAGCTCATGCGTGGGTCGTCCATGATCTCGTTCATAATCATCGGCAGCACGGTCCACTCAGCGTACTTCCAGTTGTTGACGATGAAGGGGTAACGGTTGCGGTACAGCTGGACGATGCTCACTGCCTCCGAGTCGGAAAGGATGACGTTCCCTTGGTGTCTGCACATGCCCTGAAAGACTGGCGCGCTCGAACCGTAGCCCAGGCTGAGCACTGCGGTCTTGCCGACGAAACGCTCTCGCGGGTGTTGAACCTTGTTGATCGGATGATGGTAGATCTCCTTGGCGAACTCGGCGTAGACGTCCTTGCCCAGACGGAAGGACTCTTTGAGGTCCAGCTGTCCGGAGAGCGTGGCGTTGAAGCGCGCCTCGATCTGCGAGGCGTCGACGCTGACGACGAGCTTTCCCTTCGGCGCCTTCAAGGCGTGCCGCAACTGACTGGTGCGCCCTAGGTTCTGCATGTTCAGTGCCCAGTCACCAGAGAAGCGATGGGTGTGCGCGCCGCTATACTTGAGCGGCACAGGAAAGCCTGGGGCCACGCGAGCGACGTTGATCATGCGCTCGCAGCGGGTCTCTTCCAACGTGGACTTGTGCCCGAGCCGTGCTGCAACGACAGCCTGCACCCACGGGTCCTCGTGTTCGAGCAGGTCGGTGAAGGCTTTGTCTTTCTTGGAGAAGGCCGTCGTCTCATTGCCGGTGCTTGGGCTCGTCTTCGAGGGGTACCATCCCAGCCTCATGAGAAGCATGCCGCGCAGCACGAGGTCGCTCATCACCGAGCGGCGATCCTCGAGGCCGGCCTCATCGAGCAGCGCCTGCTTCTCCTGCTGCACGGTGTGTAGATAGGCGGCAAGCACAGACTGATCGGCTTCGAACTGCGGCTGCGTCGCCATGCGAATCACCATGTCGATCAGCTCCAGCTGGTTGCCGGGGAAGCCGTCGGTGCGCATGCGCCAGTAGATCAGCTTGCACTTCTGGGCATCGTCCATTGCATAGTTCGCCACTTCTCTGTGAAGGGCGGGAACTCCTTGCAGCTGGCGAAAGTTAACGCCCTTCGTCTTCTGAACGGTGTCCCACTTCTCTGGGAGCCCATAGAACTTGGCGACCGAAGCGAGCGAGCACGAGCCCAGCGAATGGCTGAGCCAGTTGCGCGCCATAGAGAGCGTGTCCCCGTAGAAACCTGGGATGATTCCGTAACGCC